TTGCATGGGGTGTCCGGCCATCGTGGCTGGTCGGGATACCCCCCACCCGTCCCATGGGATATGGTTTCCCCAGGTCAGCTGTGCGGAACACATGTTTGGTTACTCGTGGGTAACTTATGCGGTACTGATAGGGCAACAGTATGGCTTACGTTACTGGTGAGTAACCTCATATGTTACTGGTCAGTAGGCCTTGACTAGACCCGTGAGCATGGTGTATCACGTGCATGCACTACCGATATATCGGTATGTATCGGGTCTGTGTGGCCCTGTGAGCGATCGGGATAGCGCTACCTATCCGATCTATCCAGACCCACCTAGCGCGTGCCTACACGTGGCTCTCAGGGGGTAGCAATGGCCCATCCTGTCGAGTGTCCCCACATACGCATGCACTGGGAGGACTAAGGGCACTTATCCCTTAGGTAAGCCTTACCTACGCATATCCCCATATCCCACGCAATCACCTGCAGAATCACGTGTTTGCTAGCGCTCTGACCAGCACGTTATGCAGTAGCTGACCCTTGCCATATCGGGACGATTCGACCCCATCTAGGTACAGCTGGCACGGGCCATATCCGTCTGACCAGCAGATTCTGTTTTCTGGTCTAGACCAACACGGGTTTGCCAGCAAACAGAATTCCCTACTACCGTGCGTAGTACGTCACCTAGGAAAATCAATCTACCTGCACTTATGCGACCGATACCGCGCTGACCTGCACTTATGCACGGGTACGCATATCAAAAATCCGAGTTCAGGCCGAAAACTTAGCTGAAAATTCCCATAACACCAGGTCAACCTAGGTTTTCGTGCCTCAGCCGGCGTTTGCTGGGTCGCTCCCGCGGATTGCGTCCAAACCACATAGTTAGATAGGTAGCTGAAACTATTTTTTATGCAGGTCAGAGCGATATTCAGACGAATTACCGTTTGCTGACCCCGATATTTGTTAGACCCTGCTAAGTACCCATGCTGAGCTGGTCAACCTGTATTTGACCAGGTCAGCGTACGTTTGCTGTAGACCCTCAAATCACCTATGTGATGCACGTCACATATACGGGTATCTATGCAGGTCAGCCTACCCGCCAGACCCGTTTAAGTACCCCACATCTAGGGGGGTCTATTGCGTTGCTGGGCACCAGGGCGTAACTTCGTTCTTGTTCGGCCAGCGAGTTCCTCGAAAGAGGGCCTCACCGGTCCTACATAACACTGTCTTCTGAAAGGAGTTTTACCCGTTAATCGCATGGCCCGCGAGGGCGTGCGGGACTGCTGACGGCTGCGTCGGTGTCCTTAAATGTTGCTTGAGAACTCCATAGTGTGATGGTCGCGGTAATGGGCGTGGTGCATGTTTTTCGGCACCTGCAATCGCCTATCTAGATGGCCATCGATCCTCCCCCGATTGGGCTGGTATCACTCGCGCGTGACTTGAACCGCGTGACATTCAACAGACGGAACTAACACGGGTAGACCTACAGGCGGTAGGCACCTAGGTGGAATACGGGGGCGTAAGGCATAGGGTCACGTTTCGCTAGCCCTGCATACCTCACACGGTGCAGGTGAGCCGATTAATTCGTGGCGTACTGAGGATCACTCTCTTTTCTCCTATTCCAAGTGTGGGGGTGTCCTTAGAGAGACTAGATGTCAATCTTCTCTCCCTAAGGGCACCCTTCAGAGTACATAGCGAGTCTATGTGTTCTGAAGGGTGCTGGTCGTCTGACCTGCACATATCTCACACATAGGAGATGGAACAATGCAGGTTTGCGCGCATATCAACTATGGCCCGTTCACCAATGGTCACGAGACGTTCCCCACCATGGGTGCGGCGGTAGATTTTTTCCGTCGCGAGGTGGTGGATAACCCGTATCTGACCACTGAGTTCTCAGAAGATTCTGAGTACTCCGATTACGGCGTCATGGATCTGTATCCGCACGATGGTTGCGATTGCTCCGACGGGATGAACTTCCACGACTACCCAATGGTGCGCTACGGCGTCGGTCGTCGTGGTGGTTTGCGTCGGGTAGCGGTGTAGGGGGTTTGGCAATGCGTAAGTTGCTGGCTCTCATCGTCACCGTTGCCCTGTTCATCGTCGCGATGAATATCGGGGCATATGCAGCTGTGGTATCGCCGTGGTTGGCGGTGCTGGTCGTAGCGGCTGGCACCATTGGCGCGGTGTACATGTTCCCGGTAGTACGGGGCAACTAGACAGGGAGGGGGATACATAGCGCGTCTATGCATTCCCTGCTGTGCCTAGATGCACACACATCACACGGAGAAGGGACACAACCATGTGCGATTGCTTGACTGCATATGACAGCACATTGCCGCACGCTGCGACGTGTGAGCTAGGTGGTGGTATCGCGACTGATCCGATTCGTGAGCTGGCTGAGATGGCCAGCTATCGGGACATCGATGCCGCTCTCATGGCTTACCACGCGGCAAAACGTGGCTAGGTGGGGAGGAGATTGCACTGGGCAACTAGTGCTGTCTCTGCTGTACCTAGAACACAACACACGGAGAAGGGCAGAAACATGGAATTCACCATTGGTGACGCAACTGTCAAGGTGGAGCACGACGGGCAGGATTTTGACCCCGATTTTCGTGCCTACCGGCAGCGGTACACGTACATCATCACCACGCCAGACTGGCAGTACGTCGGTAACGACATTCGGTCGGGCTGCAGTGCTGAGGCAGACGTGGCAGATGCATCACGTTCCCTGTTCTCGTTTCTCAGTGCATGCGCTGAGTCTCGCAGCTACGGGGGCGGTGAGAACTCCGACCTCTTCCCCGAACACGTCGGGGAATGGGCTGAGGAAAACAGTGATGAACTGTCGATCCTGTCGATCGATCCTGCAGAACTTGACTAGATAGGGAGGGGGTCACGCTGGCTTGCCAGTGTGGTCCCTGCTGTATCTAGCAGCAACACGTGAATACGGAGAAGGGCACCTAGGTCACATGGTCTAGGTGCCCTTTGCTGTCGTCACGGCAGTACACACGGAGAAGGGAACGGAATCATGGGATATAGCTACGATTACGCCGGTCGTCTCTGCTGCGATAAGTGCGGCAAAACGTCGGCTGACGGCGTCCGTGTTGCACGGCGTAAGTGTCCACACACAGTGTTGGATGACACTCTCCGTTGCAATGTGCGGCAACGTCTCCCGTACTGCATCGCCCCGGCACTGTGTGCCAGCTGCTATGCGTCACGCGGGGGTAAGCACATGCATGACAAGTGCGAGGCACCTGCTAAGGCTGCTCAAGCTGAGGCTGACGCTATCGAGTCGGCTCTCGATGCCGGTGAGATGTTCGTTATCGCGGCATGGGGTGCCGGGCAACAGGATGTCCCTGAGGGCAAGGTGGGCGTGTTGTTCGCCGGTCGCACTGAACAGGTGCAACTACTGGTGAATCAGGCTGACTACGCCCGTCGGGGCAAGAATCCGAGACTGTCGGAATTCACCACTGAGCCCTGGAATTTGTAGCGGTTCTGAACACGGAGAAAACCCCCTAGGTCACTCGATCTAGGGGGTTTTTGCTGTCTTCAGCACAACACACACGGAGAAGGGAACAACCAATGTCTCAGTACCAAACCATGCTTGTTTGGCAAGGTATCTCGATGGTTGACGGCGTCACTCCCATTGTGGTGTTGGCGTCTGTCAAGTCGAAGAACCGCAAAACGGGCAACATGGTTCAGACGTGGATTCTGCGGGCAGATATGCCGCCGAATGTCGCAATCTATGAAGGGCAGGACACCGCCGTGTGCGGCGATTGCCCTTTTCGTAGCGTGGCGTCTGGCGGTAATGGCGTCTGCTACGTCAACCCCCGTACGCCTACCGCTGTGTGGCGTGCATGGGAACGTGGCAACGTCCTCCCGCTGGATCTGTCTGCTTTCGCCGGTCGCAAGCTGCGAATCGGTGCCTATGGTGACCCGGTAGCGGCACCGTTCGATGTGTGGCAAGCAATTGCTGACGCGTCCGACGGGGTCACGGGATACACACACCAGTGGCGTAAGGCTGACCCGCGTTTCTCTCAGCTGTGCATGGCGTCCTGTGATTCCGTCCAGGATTACCGTGATGCACGCAAAGCAGGGTGGCGTGGATTTGTCCCCCGTCCACTGGGCGCACCAAAACCTGTAGGCCTGGTGGAATGCCCTGCCACTGTTCGCGAAACGGTGCAGTGCATCACCTGCATGCAGTGCGGCGGTAATGGCAATGGGCGCAGCGCGTCTATCAGCATTGAAGTTCACGGAGTATCGGCGCGGAAATTCCAGCCGGTGGCCTGAATCGGTAGGGGGGCACATCTAGCAATAGGTGTGCCTTCTGGTCAATTCAGACCTCACACGGAGAAGGGAAACACAATGCTCTATGACATCACGCATAAGCGGGCTACCGGTGAGACTGTTACGCCGTACCCGCTACTGACCCGCGATGATGCCGGTAGGCAGCTGCGTCATATCGCATGGACGTATGGCGACGGCGGCTGGTCGACCAGTCTCAGCGAGGATGGCACCGTGTTGTTCGCGGTGTTGTCACGCCCCGGTGAGACCATCTCGACGGAGTACAGGATTGTTGCTCATACCTGAATCGGTAGGGGCATGCGCTGGCTATGGTCAGTGTCTGCCCTGGTCAATTCAGACCAGCACACGGAGAAGGGATACCTAACCATGGCTGAGGTAACACGGCACGACGACGGTAGCTCGAGCTGGCCCTGTGGTCAGTGCGGCGCAACTGTTCAGCGATTCCGTGGGCAAGGTGACGTGGACTGCGAGTGTGGCGCGTGCTACAACGCGTTTGGTCAACGTCTGCGCAGCGATTGGCGGTCGAATCCGTCGAACTATGACGACGAGATCGGCGATATGGAGGGTTACGAGATCAGCCAGCTACGGGCTGAGTAGCCAGAACTACACACGGAGGAGAGCCCCCAGGTCTACGGGTCTGGGGGCTCTCTGCTGTCTGTAGGCAGCTGAAAAATACACACGGAGAAGGGAATTCAAATGGTCGTTTCGAATCACGGTCCAATGCTGGGGGTACATGGTGAGCGCCGTCTCGGTGGTCGTCGTCAACTCAAGCGTGCCGACCGTCGTGCCGTACGTCAGCAGCTGCGCCGGGGCGGTGAGCTCTAATGTCGCAGAACGCTGACCTTCTGGAGCAGGCGTGGACTACCTACTGGGCCATGGCATCTGCAGATGATGCCCGCGTGGCAGGCCAGTCCATCGACTACGCGGATTATCCGATCACACCCTACGATCACGCCGCCAATCTCGTGACGGCACTCATTCGGGTGGTCTACCCAATGTCGGATCCGGCTGTCATCTTCCGGCTGTTCAGTGAGGCTGGGGAATGCCTCGCTCCCGCTGAAGTCGAACGGGGATTGATCGACAACTACGCACGCTGAGAGTGACTCAGGGCAACAGTTCGCGAGACCTGTTGTCCTGCTGGTGTTCTCAGCACCGCTCACACGGAGAAGGGATTAGAACGATGGCTTATGAAATTCACTCTTACCAGGGCCGCAACATTGACCCCGGTCAGCAGGTGTTCGCATACCGCAACCTGCACCGTGACCAGTGGTCTCTCGTGGCACGGGAGGGTGAGAACAAGGGCAAGGTTATCGGCCACGCTGACGGCGTGGTGTTGATCGATGCCAAGTTCACCGTTCGGGAAGGTGGGCGTCAGCGGGTTATCCGTGAGCGCCGTAAGAATGTTCACGCGGGCGTGATCGGCACCATGGTGCATATCGATGACCCGCGTATCAAGGACGTTCTACCGGGCACTCAGGCCCGCTATAACCCTTACGAGGCAGGCACTTTCACGCTGGGTTACACGGGTGCGCCCGTGGAATCGGCTGATCTGGTCGACCTCGCTCCCGACGGTAAGGCCTACATCTGAGTAGGGAGGGGGTCACACAGTGTTTCCTGTAATCACTGTGTGGTCCCTGCTGTACTCAGTACAGATGCCCGTTACACGAACGGGTAACACTGGAGAAGGGAATAAGAACATGGGAACTCGTACCGCTCACGCACTGATCGGCAACACGTCCAAGCGTGGAACCTGGATCGGCAAGACGGACGGCACCCTGCCCACCTACGAGGGACCGATCCCGGTCGCTGAGGTGGAACGGCAGCTGTTCGACTGGCACGCCATGAGTGTCCCCACGGGCAACTTCATCCCGGTAGGCGTCGATGAGATCGGCGACCCCGGCGTGATCATCCTGCCCGACGGGCGACCGGCCCGGTACACCATCACGGAAGGTGCTCAGGGCATCGTCCGGTCTGATGACTACTCCGAACTCGGTCGTCACGGCAAGGGATACCAGATCCACGACTACAAGACGTGGCTGATCCGCAACGTGAGCAACATCCTTCAGGATCGACTCTCGATTCTCTCCGCACTGACGCTCAAGAACGGCGCACAGGCGGCTGTCGAGATCGGCCTGGATGAGACCATGCACGACGACAAGACGGGGCTGGAGTTCTGGCCCTTCCTGTTGGCTCAGACCTCCCTGGATGGGTCCATCGCAACGACGTACTCGGCATTCAACCGACTGCTGATCTGCGACAACATGTTTCAGGGTATTCAGGCTGAGGCGAAGGCGTCCGGTCGTCAGTACAAGGTCAAGCACACCGTGAACAGCATGAACAGCGTGCATTTGGCTGGCGTGCGTGAGGCTCTGTCCATCCTGGACAAGTCTGCGCATGAGATGCAGGACTTCACGCGGATGCTGGCCTCGATCCCGGTGAGTCGTAAGCAGCAGCTGAAGGTGATGGACATCATCGAGCCGCCTGCACCGGCTGACAGCTCGAAGGCGAAGGTCACCAAGACCGAGAACCGTCGGGAACAGCTGGACCACTACTTCACCACGGATCCGATGAGCGCACCGTTCGACGGCACCGCGTTTGGTGTCCTGCAGGCGGTGAGCACCTACGAGCACCACGGCAAGGCTGTGCGTGGCACGTCTCGTCTGGAGCGTGTGTACGACCGTGCCATCCGTGGCGACTTCGCGGCATCTGACGGGGCGACCCTGTCGGCTCTGTCGCAGGTGCTGGAGATGCCGGAATTGGTTGGCGCGTAACAAAGCTGGTCGGCAGCTTGGGGAGGGCATCACAGGCAACTGTGGTGCCCTTTCTTGGTGGCCGAACGGACACCTACACGGAGAAGGGAAGAAACATGGAGAACACCAAGAATGTGCAGCGCTGGGATGTCTACGACATCGCAGACGAATTGGCTGATGTGCCAGGCATGCTCGGCGATGCCATCGATGATGACCGGCTGATTCCCGGCATCGTGGACACGATCCACAAGCTCACGCAGCGACTGTGGGCCGCGTCCAGAATCGGCGGTGTCGTGGTCCCCGTGACCGTCATCGTGATGCCTGTGTGGTTCAAGGACACAGTGACACTCGAGGGTGTCGGCGATGTCGTGGTGTCCACCAAGTACTTCGGTGGACACATGGACTACTGGGAGACGGCAATCCTGTGGCCTGAGAGCTGGCTGGGATCCGTCCACACCGACCAGGCCGACGGGTTCGAGGTGGCCGCGTGCAATCGCGGGTACGAGACCGGGCGCGAGGCAGCTGTGCTGGCTCACCGTGCCTACATGAACCCGTGCATGCTCGCTGGGCTGGCCCACACCATCGCCAGTAGGCCTGAGGAGGTCTACGCGTGAGCGGTGCCATGTGGGTCTTGGCCGCGTTGCTGGCGCTGTTCTGCGCTGGCATACAGGCCCTGTTGAAACGGGGCTGAGCGTCTGAATATGGAGGAGCGTCAGCAGGAGCAATCCTGTTGGCGCTCTGCTCTATTCAGGAGCACACACAGAAGGGAATGAGATGGCACAGGATCGCAAGATCACCAAATACGATGTGCGGCCACTGGAGAACGCTGACGGCACCCTCGAGGGTCTCAGTATCCAGAAGACCGAACGCATCACCAGGGAGTCAGACAACGGGCGCACGCTCGACTACGGCCACACTGTGGACGTGGGAGACCCGCTCGAGATCCCCGCGTCCAAGGTGGCCGATCTGGTCCGCGAGCTGGTCGACTGGCCGCTGTACTTCGCGACCGGGCGGGCTGCGAGTGAGAGGTAAGCCAGCCAAACCGCTAGATGAGGTGCCGGTGCCGCTGGTTGTTCGGATTGATCTGGACTCTTACGCAGCCGACTATGGAACAGTCGGTAGGCGTGGTGCTCGATCCGACATCCGGCAAACCATCCTCGAGATGGTCCAGCATCAGCTGAAATTGTCGGGGATCGATGCGACAGTATCGCTGCGGCAATACAAGAAGGCGACTGAGTAAGGAGGAGCGCCAGCAGCGAGAGCTGTTGACGCTCTGCTGTACTCAGCAGCACAACACGAAGAAGGGAAGTAGAGCTATGCCATATACCGAGGACGGATACGTCCAGGGGGACGGCTGGGTGGCCGGAATCGACTTCGATCCCCACGATCCCGAAGAGATGGAGGTGATGAGCCTCGTCTTCGAGCGGGAGAAGTACGACAAGATCCAGCAGCTGGAGCGTGAAAACGAGGCGCTGCGGAACGTGATCAACGGTCAGCTGACCGAAGAGCAGAAGGACGAGCTGAGCGACCGCACGGAAGCTGGGGCGAGCTATGCCCAGGCTGTGTGCGACGTGTGGAACGCCAACAGGGAGCTGTGACGTGTATGTCGATGACCTGACCCGCGACGAGGCACAGAAGTACGCCGACACTCTGCGGGGCATGATCACGCGGGTGGGGTTTCCTGGGCTATACATGCTGGATCTACGGGATGTAGAGGCGCGCATCAGGGACATCGACTCCATGGGTGGCGCTGAGATCCTGGACGATTCGGAGGACACCCGAGAAGGGAATACGGAATGGCCGGATTAGACACGGCTGCACGGGTCTACCCCGTCGGTCACGAGGATGACCCCGACTATGAGGCGCTGTGCCAGTGGTTCGCCAGATGCGGGAACCATGCCAACGGGCTACGTGACCACCCGATACTCGGGAAGGTGCCGATCTGCAAGCGCTGCGACGACAAGGTTGATCGGCTAGAAAGCTGAGCCGGGAGGAAGCCCACCAGACATAGGCGCTGGTGGGCTTCTGCTCTGTTCACGCAGAGATGCCACCACGGAAGGTCCGTGGGGCGAGGAGGAAAGGAGACAGGACGATGTCAGTTTGGCAAGCCATCGCCCTGCTCCTCGCGGTTCCACCTTCAATGTGGGCGACCGTTCAGTTGGTCAACCACTACCGTAGGTAGTCCCGAGGGGCCGATCCTAGGTGTACTCGCATCTAGGATCGGTCTCCTTTCCCAGTATCACACACACACGGCAGAAGGGAAATTATGTACGACATCGAGCTGGTAGTGGTCACTGATTCTGAGGCCACCAAGACCAACGAGGGCACCTACCGGTACACGGAGCGCGTAGCCGATATGGAGATCGCCCGCACCACGCTGGACGCTCTCTCGCGCAAGATGACCGGCGAGAAGATCCTCAACATGGCCAACGTGGTCCAGAGCTACGGCCATGGCTCACCCGACACACTGTCGGCTGCCTACGTGGTCCCTGGTGGGGGCATTGTGGGGTTCGTCAACATCAACGAGGTGGTCGGGGAATGAAGCTCAACAGGGGTGACCGTGTGTCACATGACGGAAACCAGGGCTACGTCGACCTCGTGGTTGACGACTCTGTCAGGGTGCAGTTCGACCATGGCCGGGTCGGGGTCTTCGACCGCGAGAATGATCCGAGGCTCAAGCTGGTGGGCCAGGATGATTTCGCGTTCACAGTCAAGGTGACCGGCCTTGACTTGGATGCCTGGGCGCGTGACTTCGGGATCGACCCTGATGATCAGGCGAAGATCAGGGAGGACTTCGAGGAGTTCGCTCGCAGCAACCTTCAGGGCAGCTTCGACATCCAGCTGCACCACATGGGTTACAACGGGCAAGAAGTCACCGTCGAGTAACTGAGCAGGGAGGAAAGCTGCCGGGTCCATATTCGATCCGGCAGCTTTCTGCTGTGTTCAGCAAATCCACTTGCCTCACGCAAGGGCAGGCCTCACGAACCTGTCGAAGGGAATAGATAGCAAATGCAAGTAAAATCAACCCGCGCACCACTTACGCGCAGCACCATGATGGAAGGTTGGTTGAAAGCAGTGCCTGGCTGGAACCGTACTCTCAGCAAAGAGTACATGGCCGAGGCGACACTGGAATACGCGAACCTCTTTAACGAGATTCGAGCATTCCGCAGGCGACGGGATCGCATTGCATCCTATGAGATGTGGGACCAGGTCCACCTGATGGATCTGGAGGGCAAGGGGTTAGCCTCCCAGGTGAGGTACGCCATGCGTAGCTACCTCAACGACGGTCTGTTCGACTGCTACTTCCAGGTGGCCAGTGGTTCGGTACACACCACCATCTTCTGTCGAACCATCGGCCTGCACACGCTGGTGTCAGCTCGCCCTGAGCTGGCCGGTGTGGACCGGGAAGATGTCAAGGCAAGCGGGTACCGGATGTGCAGCCACTGCATGAAGCGGACCCCAGAGCAGAAGCGTCAGAAGGTCATTCGCTTCTGTGAGGCCTGGATCAGTTACCTGGAGACGGCAATGGCACCACCGTTCACGCCGCCCAACATCTGAATACAACACGGGAGAGCCCCTCGACTTCGGTCGGGGGGCTCTTTTTTGTGCTCTGACCTGTGATTACAGGAAGGCGCAAGTATTTCTTTACCACCGACACGGAAGGGAAACAGACAGAGTGATCAGCACCCCCCAGCTGCAGCACATCAAGGAGCAGCACGGACACCAGCTGAGCGAGTTCGAGAGCCAGTTGCTCGACTCACACATTGCAGCCAACAACCAGATCTCGGTGTTGCTGCACAACTTCAAGGCGATCCAGCGGGTACTCGACGCCATCAACCGGGGCGACCTCGCCGAGGCCCTCGCAGCGGCTCTCACCATCAAGCCGTGAACACCAAGCGCCGGGTCAAGCCCAAGCAGGACGAGCGCCGGGTCTACGAGTTCCACATTCCCGGTCGCTCGCACCTGGTGCCTGGCACTGAGGTGAGCCTCGAGGGTAAGCGGGGCCGCTACCGGTTCCAGTACGCCCAGAAGCCTCTCCATGAGGGCAGGCCGACTGTCCTCACCTTCGTCGGTGGCCGTCTCGATGGCCAGGGCGAGAAGTTCGTAGCCGTCTACCCGTGGCGGGTCAAGACGGTTCATCGGACCAGCAAGACGCTGGTCAACATCACGAAAGAAAAGGGATCCAAATGACCGCAATCCTCGACGCACCCACCGTGCCGAACGCCAGCCGCATCGATGTGTCACCGGCACTCGCGCAGTCGTGGCTGGAGGGCAACCGGAACAACCGACCGCTGAACACCAAGCACGTGCAGATGCTGGCCAGCGCCATCCAGTCGGGCCGGTTCCAGTTCAACGGCGACACCATCCGCATCTCGAAGGACGGCACGCTGCTCGACGGACAGCACCGGCTCAACGCCATCATCGAGTCGGACGCCACGGTGCCGATGCTCGTCGTGTTCGGTCTCGATGAGGACGTGGTCTCCACCATCGATCAGGGTCGCCCCCGCTCGGTGGTCGACATCCTGCGCATGCGTGGCGTCCACATGACCCAGCACAACGTCGCCATCGGTGCGGCAACCATCCTGGCCGTCTACACGGTCGCCCTCGATCACGTCGCACGTGGTGGCCGCGAGACCATCGCCGACTACGTCGAGCGCCACGTGGACGAGCTGAACGAGTGGGCCACCTGGGGGCACCGCGTCTCCACGGAGTCCCCGCTCATCCCGGCGCAGTACCGCACTCGGCTGCGGGGTATCTCCCCCTCCCCCGTCACGGCGCTGGCTGTCCACATGGTTCGCAGCGGTGCCGATCCGCACGCGGTGCGCGAGTTCTTCATGGGCGCAGCGCAGGGCTCACTGATGGATCCCGAGAAGCTGGCTCAGCTGTCGCCGGAACGGATCTCGGTTCTGCAGGCACTGCACAAGCGGATGCTGAACGGCCAGCCGCTGAGTCGTCCCGCTGGCGGTGGTCCTTCCATCGCTCTGATGGGCGAGTTCTACGTCTACACAACGGCATTCAACAAGTTCTGCAACAACGAACCCATGCGGATTGCCAAGGGGGCCAAGACCCCGCCGCGCTGGCTCGATGAGCTGCCGCGCATCTCCACCAAGACGCTCGACCTGTAACGGCAGGTCGACTAACAGAAGGGAAGCACCAGAGTGGCAACAACACTCGCGCAGTACAAGCAGGAAGCAGTCGACTTCTACTGGAAGTGGCTGATCGGGGCCAGCATCGTGTCCATCGTGGGCAACATGGCTCACGCTCTGTTCAGCGACAACCCCACCGCGATTCCCTGGATCGCCGCGTCGATGGCCATCGTGCCGCCCGTGTTCGCGGGCCTGGCCATGCATGGCATGACGTTGATGGTGCGGACCCAGATTGTCGGCTGGTACTTCACGGTGACGCTGGCCGTCATGGGCGTGCTGACGCTCGCCTCTCTGGTGCTTTCCTTCTTCTCGCTCATCCAGCTCGCCTCCACTCAGGGAGGTATGAGCATGTGGGTGGCGTGGCTCTGGCCGCTCGTGGTGGACCTGGCGGTGACGTTCTCCACCGTTGCGCTGCTGGCGCTCACCATGGGGACGCGGGCTCGCCGGTCGACGGCTACCCGCACCACGGCGAAGAAGCGTGCCCCGAAGAAGGCCACGAAGCCGAAGCTGGTTCCGATGGAGGTCGGCGCATGACCGCCCCCGCGTGGACGTGGACCGACACATTCGGCGACACCCTCGAGATCTACGAGGCCGGTGCTCACATCGTTCTCGGGATCAAGCCGAAGAACGACGACGAGGACGACCAGGCGATTGCCCTCGACATCGACCAGATGCGTGGGCTGCGCGCAGCTCTCGGTGTCTGCGTTCGGGAACGGTCGGGCATCTGATGGCGCTCGCACTGCTGAAGTGCCCGAAGGTGGACATGCCTGCCGGGATCTACGCGCACTTCCGAGACAACTGCCCCGATCCGTACAAGGTGCCCTACCAGACCGAGGGTGACGCGAACTATGCGACGGCTCGGATCAATGCCCGTCGGCCACAGTCAGCCACGTCCACGAACATCGCCCCCTACCGCTGCCGGTGCGGGGTGTGGCACGTGTCTGATGCTCGCCGGGTCCGCGTTCTAGGGAAAGTGAGCTAACCAGACCGGGAGGTCGAGTGCAGTCGAGGGGGCTGCGCTCGACCTCCCTTTTTTATTTGTCTCAAATTACTTAGTTTGTCTATCTATGTTGTTTCGGTGCCCTTCAAAAACACCGTTCAACCTGGTAAGATGGCACCTATGACAGCGACCCTCGAGCGACACCTCGACACCCCGCAGCAGGAGGCCCTGCGGGTGGGTGTCTACCTGCGCATGTCCACCGACAAGGAGCTGGGCATCGATCGCCAGCGCGAAGACTGCCTGGCGCTGGCTGAGCGTCTGGGCTGGGTTCCCGTCGAGTACATCGACAACGACCGCAGCGCCACCAAGGAGAACGTCAAGCGCGAAGGCTTCGATGCGCTGAGCGAGGACATCCGCGATGGCCGGATCGACAGCATCATCACGTGGCGCAGCGACCGGCTGTACCGAAAGATGAAGGATCTACTCCCCCTGATCGATCTGATCCAGGGTGTTAATAAGACAGGCAAGCGGATCCCCATCGAGACCTGCCAGACTGGCCTGATCGATCTCACCACCGACGCCGGTCGGATGACAGCGAAGATCCTTGCCGCTGTCTCGGAGAACGAGGGCGAGGTAAGGACGGCGCGACAGATGCGAGCCTACGAGCAGATCGCCGACAGTGGCCGTCGCCTGGGCGCTCCCGCGTTCGGCTGGACCCATGACCCCAGAGACCCGCAGATCGTGCCCGAGGAGGCCGCTGCGATCCGGCAGGCGTACGCCGACGTGCTCGCTGGCTGCACCCTCTACTCCATCGCGAAGAAGTGGAACGAGGACGGTCTGCGCACCACGCGTGGCAACCAGTTCGTCGGGTCGGTCGTCGGGAAGATCCTGCGAAGCCCCCGCAATGCGGGCCTGCTGACCTTCAGGGACGAGATCGTGGGCGAAGGCACCTGGGAGCCCATCGTTGATCGGGAAACCTGGGAGGCAGCCTGTGCGGTGCTCGACCAGAAGAACACCGGCAAGAAGGGTCCACGTGTACGGTCGACCCTCCTGTCGGGGATCGTGCGCTGCGGTGCCTGCGGCAACAAGATGGCTGCCGGGAAGAACTCCAACGGTGAGCCCATCTACAAGTGCAAGCGCTACGAGGTCTGCAAGCACGGTGTTACCCGTGTGCGTAAGAAGGTCGACAAGTATGTCGAGATGTCCATGGTGGCGAAGCTGGAGCAGCGCAAGTGGATTGTCGGCACCCAGGTCGACGCGGAGCAGGCCAAGGGTCTTCACGCTGAGGCTGAAGCTCTACGCGCTCGCAAGGCATCGTTCGGTGAGGCCCTGGCCGACGGCACCCTCACACCGGCTCAGGTGAAGGACGCCACCGACCGGGTGAACGCCAAGCTGGAAGAGATCGATGCCAAGCTAGCCCGCCTTACACGATCTCGCGTGTTCGACGGGCTGCTCGGTCATGACGATCTTGAAAAGGTTTGGCTGGGACTGGATCTCGAGCGTAAGCGTGCGATCATCGAGTCGCTATGCGACAAGATCGTGATCCAGCATGTCGGGCAGACGGGTCGCTCTGCGGCCAAACTGCCCCTCGGTCACGCCATCAAGATCCACTGGCATGATCCCAGCAACGACTGAGATCCGGTTCACCTGACGGTCACTGAGGGGTGGGCTGGCGGCGACTTCGCGTCGTACTGCCGCCCACTCCTCTTCCGTCCCACCGAGGCTCACTGGATCTCCACCGTTTCGAGGTTCGGCCAGCAGTAGTGCGGGATCCCGCTGTCGTCCTGCACCACGACCTCACCGTCAACGGTGAAGCTGAGCAGCTTGCCCACCGCGATGGCCACTGGATCCTCGACGGCCAACACCACTCTTACCTGCTTGCCTAGCAGTGACCGCATGTGGGTGCTCCACTCGGTCGCGGGGCTCGGCTCGATCCGCTTGATGCCGTAGTTCTGGCCGCGCTTCGACACCGCCCACGTCCCCCGTACTCGGAACTCAGTGAGCCCGTCCTGAGGTTCCTGCAGCATCAGCAGGAGGTCAGACAGGAACAGCGGGTACTTCTTGCCGGTGAAGGTGTCCTGCAACACCATTCGTGCCGCCGACTGACCGCGCTCGATGTCCACGATCCGCATCTCAGCGTAGAACGGGTCGACATGCACCAGCGGCTTGGTGAAGCGCTCGTGGCGACCGAACTCGTTCACCTTCCAGTCCTGCAGTGGGTAGCTCACCATGTTGCCGTCGTGATCGAACGGCGCTTCAGTTACCGGCATTTCGTCTCCGCTCATCCCGCGCTATGTGGTTCAGTAGTTGCAGCTTCATCGATTCGTATTGGTGCTGCATGGAATTCAGCTCCGCTTGCAGGTCGGCAATCTTGGCCGCTGCTTCCATCTCGCCGGGGAACAGGTCGTCCAGGGCTTCCATCACCTGGCGGGCGCTGTCCTCCCAGCCCCATGACTGCCGGATGCCGTGTAGAGCCCACCCCACACGGCGCTCCAGCCGTTCACGGCTCACCAGTCCACTTCTTCGACCCACTCCGACCGGATGTTCAGATCCGCATCGATGGTCGTTCGCAGGATCCAGTAGTCCACACCCGGCTCCTTAACCCCCGTCTGAACAGCTCTACGGGCAACTGCAGCAGTCTTGTACGAACGAACACTGCGGTGCGAGTTGGTGCTCACGTCGGTGTCGGAACTTGGCTTCTCGCCGACGAATCCGATCACGGTGTAGAACTCGGTCACAGCTTGCCCTCCCACTCGTGAACGGTCGCGATCAGGTTGGTCACGTAAGACATCGGCACTGGCGCAAACCAGTTCGCATCCACCCCCACATGCACCTGCAGGGAACCCCGCTGCGAGTGAGACACCCGCTCAGTGGAGTGCGTGTGCCCATGGATGGCTGGCAGTCCCTCGTCCCGTAGACGCCACGTCGTGTGACGGTCGGGGTCCGTGTGGTCACCGTCGTACGGAAAGTGGCTCAGCGTGGCGCTCAGGTGCCCTTCCGGCAGCGGAATGCGGAGCTTCGCAGCCATCACGATCCGCTCGAACACCTCGCGGTACTCGGGCTCCCACTTGTGGCCGTCGCGCTGGAGTCCATGCACGCCGTCATGGTTGCCGGGGACCAGGCGCTTACGACCGGGGCGCTCCTTCAGCCACGCAAGAGCCTTCCGTTGGCCGTCGTTGGTGCCGGATGAGATGTCGCCCAGCACCCACACCACGTCGTCCTTGCCGACGACCTCGTCCCAGCCCTTCGCGAGCATGCGGTCGTGCCAGTCCTCGACAGCTCCGACGACAGCAGGGAACACGCGGTCACCGGCCCGTAGCCCAGCGATCTTGCTGTGGCCGATATGCAAGTCGGACGTAAACCAGACGTTGCTCATCCGTACAGCTCCCTTTCAATGTCGGTGTAGATCTGCTCGACGGCGCGGCGCAGTCGGTCACGCTCTTCGTTGAACTCGTCCTGCTTGGGCATCCGCCAGTTGGGTAGAGCGTTAGCGATGGGGACCGAGGCCCCGATCCTGCGACCCGAGTGGGTCTCGACTTCCAAACGGACTCTCACCGGAGAATGCACCCCCTGTGCGGCATGGAGTGGTAGTTGAGGCGGGGCTGACAGCGCTCACCGCCGAACCCGAGGTTGCGCACCGGGATCTTCGCCTTCTTCGCCCGCTTCATGCAGTCGTACGTGCCCCGCGAATCCTCCAGCGGGAACGCCAGACACACGTCGGCACCGAAGTCGACCATCGCCTGATTGCGCAGGTGGCCAGCCAGCGGGCAGTAGCGCTCACCGTTCCTGTAGCGCGGCTTGTGGTAGCAGCTGCTCGTGCAATCCCGAGACCAGTCAGCGGGGAATTCCTTCTCCCGCACCCACTTCGAGCCATGCATCAGGTAGTACTCGTGGGCATGCAGGTCAGCGCCGCGCTCACACATCCCGTTCAGGATGAGGATCTCGCCGTGCTTCTCCAGCTCACTCTGTAGCGCCAGGCCGACAGCGTGACGGTCGGTCCAGTCGCGGCTGCCGGTGATCAGTACTCGATGGGTCATCGCATCGCCCCTCGCGTCATATGCTTGTAACCCTTGCCGTTCTCGATGCCGGAACCCGGACGGAACCAACACGGTTCGCCGGGATCCGCTTCGCACGTGGGGCACATGTGGTTCAGGGCCTTGTCGGCGTACCCCAGCTTCACCGTCTCGATGGACAGGTTGTGGTTCATCACCCACTCGAGGACACCGTTGTGATCACCCTCGCGCAGGCAGCTGAACAGCCAGTCGTTCGCCGACATCTGGCGCGGCAGCTTGTATGTGATGGTCAGTGTGTCGGCGCTCATCGCGGCCAAATCCCTTCAATGCCAGCGGCACTCACGCGGATGAAGTAGGACCGCTTGGGCCGCATGTACACGGCCATCTCCCGCTCCCCCGCAGCTGCCTCGTGGATCACCTGCAGACTGTGGCGTCCATACAGGTCGTCGGAGTCGATCACCATCGCGCTGGCCGACTCCTCGCTGAGCCTCTGCTCGAAGCCAGCTCCATCACGCGGCAAGTAGGATCCTCTGCTCACCAGCCAAACTCCTTCGGTACGTAGACCTGGTTCTGTGGCCGGATGAACTCCGAATCCACTGGGGGCTGGTTGGATTCCGTGATCCGCACCAGTAGACGCCACCCGCGCTGAGTGGCCTGGGTGGCTTGGTGGATGTTCCACCAGTCCCATGACATCCACTGACCCTCGGGGGCTTTCAGCTTCCGCAGCGTCGAGCAGCCGTCGATCTTGCGGGTCATCTCCGAGTACATCTCTTCGTCCGTATCGTGATCGATAGGCAGACGCAGAAGACCGTCGATGAACTCGGTCGGGCAGTCGTTGCCGACGTGGATGGTGTGGTACCGGGGTCGGTAGCCGTCCTGGTGCTGGTCGACCTGCTCGGGGAGCGATGGCTTCCCGATACCCAGTGGGTTGACCCCGTCCTCATCGACACGCGGTACGCCGTCGGTGTGCCAGCCGGGGATCGCGGGCCACCAGCCAGGCATCAGCATGGAGACCTTGGTGTCCACGAAGATGTGCTCATGGTCGCCGACAATCGGGGCGCACGCCAAGATCTTTCGCAGCAGAGGGCCACCGAACAGGACCGCGTTCGACAGGCTTGCGCGGCGCAAGTTCGGGGTCGCCTCGATCTGGCCGAGATAGTCCACGACGGGCTGGCGCGGACCCATCTCGACCGGATTGCTGTTGAACCAGTAGTAGCTCATGGCAGTACCCTCACACGATCCTGTAATCGCAGGTCAGAGGGCTATTTGTTCATCCTCGAGACCCAGAGGTTGGACATCTTCTTGACGCCCTTGTCCACCACTGTCAGACGCGGGGCCTCCCCCGTGGTGGCGACGAGATCCTCGAGGTCCAGGACCACAGTGACGATCTCGACACCGAACACGTTGATGCGCAGGGTCATTCGTCCTCCAGGAAGGGATCGTGCTTGTTGAGCAGCTCCCTGGCCCGGTCGATCACCGGCTCGACGCCCTTCATCGCTCGAATGGCTTCCTTCAGCTCGGGATCCGAGTCGTCCAAGTCGTCAGGCCCGAGGCCATAGCTGAAGACCGCCTCACACAGACCGCCCTCCCACTCGACAGCGCTGTAGAACTCTTGTGGGGTCACCTAATACGTCCAATCACTCGGCAGGCCTTTTCTGACTGGCATCGCGTACTTCTTCAGAGAGCCGTCGCCCGCGTATTTACGGGGGGTACCGACCTTGCCGGTACCCAACCCCTTCTTCTGCCGCCAGCGGCGCTGTGAGGCGGTCTTACCCTCGGTGCAGACCGCGCAGCGGCAACCCTTGTTGTAGCGGGACGGCCCGTGCTTCAGTCCATCCCCGGCCATGACTGGACCTCACGCTGGAATGCACGGTTGCATAACACTGCTGGAGACCGCTTCATCCTCAGGTGGGTGAGGATCCGGTCACCCGACCAGCCGTACCGCTGATGCAGCACCTTCGCCGCGAGCAGAGACGAACGGTTCAGGCCAGCCTGGCAGTGGATCAGCACCGGCCCGAAGTCCAGACGCTCGTTCACGTACTCGGCCAGCGACTCGATCTGGTCGAAGCCCTGGTCCTCCGAGTCGTACATGCGGACGTACAGCTCGGTGTCGACCTCATGCTGGATCTCGTACCGCTCCCACGGGTACAGCGACACCACGTTCATGATGTTGCGCGGCAGGATCAGGTCGTCGCGGCAGCCGCCCTGCCACAGGTCGCCCTCGATCTGCGACACATACGGCACGTCGAAGTACGTATTGCCGTGTCGTGCAACACCAGTCATGCGCTGCACGGTCGGATCGAAGTCGATGTCGATAGCTGTGTGGTCGGTCAATTACGTGCCCTTCACGTTCAAGATCTGGCGCAGGCCGGTCACGACCTCCACCAGTGGTTCCGCATCGGCCATGACCTGGTCGATGTCCTTGTAGCAGGCGGGGATCTCGTCAACGAGCTTCTCGGCGATGTCCTCGCGCCACTCGATGCCCTGCATCTGAGCCTTCAGGTCATCGACCGTGAAGTGCTCCTTGGCCTTCGTGCGGGAGAACTTGCGGCCAGCACCATGCGGTGCGGACCACAGGCCCTCCTTGCAGCCCTTACCGCGCACGATGTAGGACCGGGTGCCCATGGAGCCGGGGATGATGCCCAGCTTGCCCTCAGTGGCGTCCACAGCGCCCTTACGCGTCAACCACACACGCTCGCCGTCGATCTCGGTCGGCACGGTGTAGTTGTGGTGGGTGTTCACGCGCTGCAGCTCGACTCGCTGAGCCTGCACGCCCATCCACCACGCGAACACCTCGACGTAGCGGTCCATCATCTCGGCGCGGTTCAGCATCGCGAAGCGCTGCGCCCACTCGAGTTCCTTGATGTACGAGTCGAACTGGATGGTGCCCTCTTCAAGGAATGCCAGATCCTTGTGGGGCAGGTGGAACCGTGACTGCGGAACCGTCTGACGCTTCTCCTCGCAGTACGCCTGCGCAGCCTTGATGTGGACCTGGGCGATCTTGTTACCCACACCGCGAGAACCGCTGTGCAGGAACAGCCACACGTTGTCTTCGTCATCCAGGCACAGCTCGATGAAGTGGTTACCACCGCCGAGTGAGCCCAGCTGCTCCATCCACTTCGGTGAATGAGACAGGTCCACGTCGTTCGTCTGCTGGAGCTGGATCAGCTCCTCGTGCTTCTTGCGGGTGAACGAGAACCGCGACAGCGTCGAGTTGTAGTTGCCGGGTGAAAGCGGGATCGCTTCCTCGATCTGACGACGCAGAACGTCCAGGCGTAGGCGGCGCTCATCGATGTCCAGCAGCGTGAAGCGGGTCTTCACCGCGATCATGCCGCAGCCGATGTCCACACCCACCGCAGCAGGGATCACGGCACCCAGCGTCGGGATCACCGTCCCCACAGCAGACCCCTTGCCCGAGTGGGCATCCGGCATCAGCGCCAAGTGAGGGTGGACGAACGGCATCGACGCGATCTGCTTCGCCTGATCGATCGTTGCCTGGTCGATCTCGCTGGCGAACGAGATGACCTTCGGGGCAAGGGTTGTGCTCATGTAGTTCCGTTCACGAGGATGGCCAGTGCGAGGGCCATCAGGAAGAGGACGATGATGAAGACGAGCGGGTTCACAGGCCCGTATCGAGCAGAACCGCAATGATGTTCGTGGAGAACTGCTCCAACTGCTCGCGGCTGACTTCGATCATCGTGTACTGGTTCTTGTTGAACTGCACACCGACCTCGTAGTCGCCGTCAGCGAGGGCCTGCACCCACATCTCCTGGCCGGGATACGGCTTGACGACCAGGGCTCCGAGAGCGGGCATCAGCAGTGACCGCCGTTGCCGCCGCCATGGTTGCCACCGCCGCCGTCGGACAGTGCGTCACCAACCAGCAGGCCACCAATGAACGGCATCATGGGATCGGATCCGCCACGGTCCCGATAACCGGGAGGATGGTTGATGATCGTGGTGTTGCCCGACTGCGGGGGCTTCGCAGGCTTCGGCTGAGGACGCGGTGCGGCAGGCTTCGGCTTGCTCCCACCATAGGAACCGCCACTGCGGCTGCCACCGCTCGAGCCTCCACGGCCACCGGTACCACCGCCGCCACCAGGCTTGAGGGGCAGCGGGTATTCAATCGACTGCAGCGCAACGCTGCTCATCGACTCGCAGGAGATGGTGGTGTCACCACATCCCACCAGCAGCACCGAACTGGCCAGTGCCGCAACGGGAATCGCGATCAATGCTTTCTTCATGCTCACAACGAGTAGAATCCCACGATCCTGTAATCGCTGGTCAGGGCACAAAAAAGGCCCCCCAACCGCCACTGCTTGGACGGAGGGAGGGCCTTGCGTAGTTCATAGGGGTTACGATCCCCTGCCTACAGGTTGAGAACCTGGGATGCTGCCATTACACCAATGAACCAGAGCGGTTTTCGATGGCGAGGCTAACGCTCATCGCCATCTAGATCACCGCAAACTACCGTCCCGACGACGAGATTTGAACTCGCGTGACCGCCTCGACAGGGCGGCATCCTAGGCCACTAGATGACATCGGGATTAAATGGTCGCCTACGCGACCTATTATGTGTGAGTATGCATTTCGTACCCTTACAGACTACGATCTGCATACTGGGTCGGGTGCGGGCCAGCATTGGTTATCTGACAGCCCGCACCCGCCGTGGAGATGATGGGAATTGAACCCACCACACAGATCTTGCAAGGATCCGTCGCCCCCAAGGAACATGCACCCCCATTGGATGCCCCGTGGAGGATTCGATACCTCCATCCCCTGGGACCAACTCCCAGGAATCCTGCCGTTAGACGAACAGGGCATGGGGCTGGATGTCGGAATCGAACCGACGTACTCCTACTTACTAGGTAGGTGCTCAAGCCAACATGAGCAAATCCAGCCTGGACGGGTGTTTGCCGCTAAGCCGGGTACCCGGTCCCCGGTGACCTCGTCAGGTCGACGTTCGGAATGAGAGAATCGAACTCCCCACGCGCTGGGTGTAAACCAGCCGCTCTTCCACTGAGCTAATCCCGATTAGTTGTCTCGCAACGGCTATCGCGACTTAGGCCGCTTTGCGTTAGAGGGCGAGACGCCTCGTGAGGTATGAAGGATTCGAACCCTCGTGACGACAGTGGAAGTGTCGCATCCTGAGCCAGACTAGATGAATACCCCGATGTTGAATTGTGTTGTGCGACAGAGGTGACTCGAACACCCTTGCTCGGGCTTAGGACGCCCAGCACTTTCCGGAACTGCCGCGAAGTGGTAGTGAAGCAGGGAGTTGAACCCTGGTTTCCGATGTATCAGATCGGTGCCCTAAACCGTTGGACGACATCACAGTGAGCCCGGTAGGAATCGAACCTACGTCTCCGACTTAAGAGGACGGAGCTAAACCACTCAGCTACGAGCCCATGGCTTCCCGATATAGCGCCTCGGGAATACAGCGTTGTACTCGACGCGAGATTCGAACTCGCAAACACTGGCTTTTGAGGCCTGCGGCTTTGCCTAGTTTGCCTAGTCGAGCAGAGTGAATCTGGAGGGAGTCGAACCCACACTGAACAGGGTCTAAGCCTGTTGCCTCTTCCATTTGGGCTACAGATCCATATCTCCCGGCCAGTCATCCACCGTGGGAATCCGACCGTGAGTTCTATCAAGTTCGTCGTTGATCTGAATCAGCCGGTTGAACCACGGACGCAGGTCCGAAGTGTCTTCAGCTAGACGCATCTCGTCAACGAGTGCCGCCACCAGCTGCACGTGGCGGTCCTTGCTGACCGGGTGGTTCTCCACCCAGTCGAGTGCAGCTCGCATCCTCGCGGCTTCGGCTGCTGAGAGTTGTGCTCCCACAGTCTCTCCTAGAATCGAGAGCCGGATTCGAACCGGCGTAGATCGGCTTTGCAGACCGTCACATCGCCACTCTGTCATCTCGACATAGGGCTGGTGCCGGGATTCGAACCCGAAGGGTGGCCACCCCTGCCTTCCAAGTACGTCGATGATCCCGCTAGCCATGGCGCGGGGCGATATGGGCACACCAACACGGTCCCCCTGCACGGTTACGATCCGTGGTCTGCGGCTTCACAAACCGCTGCTCTAACCGATTGAGCTACAAGAGGTATGGACCCGATGACAGGATTCGAACCTGCATGCGAATATGGGTTCGTAGCCCATTGAGCGCTCCACTGCTCAACATCGGGAATGGGGATTACTCCCCCTTGTCAGCCTCGCTGGCGTCCTCAGCCTTCTTGGCCGGGGCCTTGCGTGCCGTGGCCTTCTTCGGGGCCTCAGCGGGCTCGTCAGCCACCGCGTAACAGAACTCCTTCAGTTCCTCGACCTGGTCGATCAGATCGTTCACCGTGCGGACGATGTCGATGTGGGCGATACCAGTGCGAAGCTTCGCGGTCATACTTGCCTTTCGTTGTGTACCAGGACGGACCACTGGGGCGTGGACCCTTTTACCTACCCCTTGCAGAACCTGATACGTCGTTGCGCAGATGGGACTCGAACCCATAATGGAAGCGTATGAAACTCCTGTGATCCCGATTTCACTACCGCGCAATAGCCCAGGTTGTTTATCGCCTCACTGGGTCATCGGCTTCGAGTTGTTACACGGGGGCAATTTTCCCAGGCTGCCTATGTATCTCCGTGGCCTGCGCCGCTTTTCACCAGTAGCGGACGGATCTGGTTTCCCTTTTACGCCGGAACGCCAGGAGTCGAACCTGGGGCCTCTGGGGTTTCAAGCCAGCGCTCTTGCCAAACTGAGCTACGAACCGATTGGAGCCGATACTCTTCTGCGCCTCGGCTATACGAGCATTTTGAAGCTCGACGGCGCATCCTAGGAACTACTTCGTGGCCGTGGCCACACGCCCGGTATTCGGGCACTTGAAGATCTCGGGCTCGCCCTTCGCGTCGACCATCAGACCGACAGGGCGCTTACATGCACTGCACTTGTATGCGTTCACGCGGAGAAGAGTGGGCACGATCCACACAGCGGGGCTGCGAGCCGATTAGCAATCGGTCCCCACCACCTGGTGGGCTCCATTCTCCATTGCGGAAGGATGAGGAATCGAACCCCCTGGCTTGCACCAGCCCCGGTATTCGACGCCGGTTGCCGACCATTCAGCGGATCCTTCCAATGACGGTTCCACACCCGTGTTTACCGACAACCCGATGGTCAGTCTGGAGAGACTCGAACTCCCAACCCCGGCGATCCAAACGCCTCATGCAACCACTTACACCTCAGACTGATTGGGACGTATAACCTTTGATCGGTAGCGCCGAGGATCCTCAGCGAGTGCAGCATTAGCACCGGTTACGCCATTATCATCTACCTGCTCGATCCAGGGCAAGGAATCGAACCTCAATCGGCAGAGTCAGATTCTGCCATGCTGCCATTACACCAACCTGGATTAGCTGGAAAGGCAATTCGGTCGGCTCACCTCTCCACTAGCCGAGGGTCTGCTGGCCCTTGTGTCGTGCGCGGGTCCGTCCAGCCTCGCCCTGCGGTGTTGCACCACCGCTACGTCTCGCCGTCAGGAGTCGAACCTGCACACCCGAAGGAGCTAGTTTACAGCCAGCTGTGATCGCCAATTCGCGACGAGATTGAAACCCTGCCCGCTGTTTCCGGCAAACAAACAACCTGAAATAGTTGTGTTTTCAGCGGGGGTGCATCTGGCACACACAGGGTAGCGCCGGAGCGCCAGGACTCGAACCTGGATCGGGAGTCGCGAACTCCCCGCCTTACCATTAGGCTGCACATTCCGTTTGTTGGGCGGGCTAGAGACTAAACCGCCACGACCACACGCTTTCGTCGGATTATGGATTCCCGACTTGTCCACTCGGTCCCCCGAGTACGTGCAACGCCTGGTTCGTACGTGAACCACTCGTCATACCGAAAGCTACTCTGCGACTTTCGCTTCGCCGTTAGGATGGCCGTCCCATGGCTGCACTACTTGCCTACAAACCGCCGTCGCCTTGCGGGCTCGTGACGGCCCCGATTCTGCTCCACAGTCGGGGATTAAGGCGCTTTTGCTTCTCGGCAGGGGAAGAACTTTTGCTTGGTTACATTGGCGGAATCGCACCGCCGCCGTCTCTATTCCAAAGAGATGCTCTACTGCTGAGCTAAATGTTTGACGTGAGATGTGCTTCCCCATGAAGTTCCGAACCCTTTTGGGGCACAGAATGCTTCACACCTCAGATGCTTCACCCTGGCGAGGTACATCGCATTCTCCCGTATTCCCTGACCCGTCGACCAGTTCACAAACGATCATGGTGACCGCCCTTGGCTGCCAAGCCTCAGACTGTTCTTCCACCTTGTCCTGCATACCCACACTCGCTCGATAACCCTTTCAGCCGCACGTACGGCATGGTGCGTCCCACCGGTTCACGGCCCTGGACACCTAGGTGTAGCTCGCATCTCGAAGACCGCCGTAAACGATCTTCACTGCAGCGACATTGCATGGGGAACCCTTGCGGGCGAGGAGATGTCACTCTCCCCCTTCGCCGGGTCTCCCCGACTTATGGGCCATGCCCCAAAGTTGGCGCGGGCGCTCTACCAGACTGAGCTACACGGGTGCTATCTGACCCGTGGCCGGATTCGAACCGGCGACCTCCCGCAATGCTGGCTAGGAAGGATTCGAACCTTCACCTGGCGAGTTAACAGCTCGCTGCTCTACCAATTAAGCTACAGGCCAATATCCCGACGGATGACGGCGGTCGGGAACGCCAGGCAAATCGGTCGCCACTCCAGCGGCTCACCGTCGACCGCTACGGGGTTATAACGCATTGTCCTCGCGGGGACTGATCGGGACTGCCTAGGGTCCAGATCCCACCACCTACCCTTTGAACGGAGGTAGGAAACCGGTCTATCGGCCCTGCTCTAACCACTGAGCTATACGAACACGTCGGTAGCGAACCGTCGGGAACTCGTACATGGCTGCAGACCATGTATTCGTCACTCTCGCAGCAGGATTCGAACCTGCGACCAGGCCTGGTGGAGCTGGCGGGAATCGAACCCGCGTCTTACGTTCTCTGTACTCATTCTTCTACGTGCGTAGTCCCACTCGCTCCGTCGCATCGGGGTGGGACGCCCGACACGCTCAGTTGCCGGTCTCCATTCCGACTCTGCTGGTGACTTCCGCTATTTAGCCTCTTGCGACGTATCAGCTCAATTCCTGCGAGGGTTCCCCGTTTGAATGACGGTGGGATAGTTCAGAAAACGGGTAAAACTCTGAACCCCACCGGATCACGCACCTACGGCGTAATCAGCAGCGACAAAAGCAGCGCTTATAAGGTTGAACTGTTACGGGCGTATCTTCCCGGCACGCTTCCATGGACTCGGTTCGCAATCGAAACCAGTACAGCCCCATTGAAAAACATTTGAAACATAATCGCTATGTAGTTATCAAGATTCAGGTGTTCGGTGTTCGGTCGTGACCGAACGAACGCACGGGCGGCAGGATTCGAACCTGCGTGTGGCGGCTTTGGAGACCGCTGCTTTCCTATCAAGCCACGCCCATAGGTGACCACCGGGTGACATCTCCCGATGGTCGGTTGACTACCGCGCCCGGTAGTCGGGTTGACAACTGGGTGCTTCATGCCCTGAAGTCAGTGGGAATCCCCTGAAAGACATGGGATTTGGGAAGGGATCCCCGTTCTGTACCGCTTCGTTCCGGTCCCTCTTGAACCGGACAAGAACAAGATTAGACGGGGATCCAAGGTGATTACAGGAGAACCAAAGAGGCCCCCGACCAGCACATTCGCTGACCGAGGGCCTCTTCGAGGGCCTATGACCTCAGAACATCAGTTCTGTGGCGTCGGGAACGTGTGTGCAGGTGCAGTGCCGGTGCCGTCGAATCGCTGATTCAACTCGGCCAGGGTCAGGTCGGGATGCGGGCCAGCGCCGACGAGCGGCTTGTAAATGCCAGCCAGGGCAGCCTCAGCAGCCGCCGACCCCGACAGGTTGTAGTCCGATGGGTCGAGTGGCACGAATGGATTCTCGGGGGATGCCATGTGATTCCTAACCTGAATGATGTTTGCTGCGCAACACCATTCGTGTGCGCTTACGCCTACTTCTAGTGTAACACGGGTTTGCTCAGACCCGTGGTGGCCAGCTCCAGTGCCCCGGCGTCGGCTCCTCGGCGAACGGGACCAGCTGGTTGAAGAACATGCCCGTCGGATTCAGAACCGCCAGTCCCACATGGACTTTCGACGGGTCGGCCAGCTCGTGACCATCCTCGTAGACCGCCGTGATGATCGCGGCGCGGGCCTCCGATAGGTACTCGCCCCCTGGTGTGCCGTACGAGTGGTAGTGGACGATGCGTCCGATGCTCGGGTTCATGCTGCTCCTACTCCCGCCAGTTGCGGGACTTCATGTGCTTCGGCTTCTTCTTACGCGGCCCAGCACCGAGTCGCTGGTTGCACACCAGGTGCATCGGCTCGAGATTGGCCACGTCGTACGTGAGTGGATCATCCCAGGCCAGTTCCTTGACGGGGATGATGTGGTTTACGGTGGGGCTCATGGGATCCGGCCACTTCAGGTCCAGGTCGATGAGCTTGCGACAGTCGGGGTGGGCGCAGATCTGATTTGCCTTCAGTACGCGCCACTTCGCCCGTTCATACTTCCCACCAGTTCGGCCTCGTGAACGTGGGCCATTTTTGCTACTGGTTGGCAATGGGTTCCTCTACCCATTATCTCATGCAACACCCGAAATCGTAGGTGTGCATCTCGCTGCAGGCCTCGCTGCAGGTTTCCCGTGGATGCCACTTGCTGTTCGAAAACTTGAAGAACCCCACCGGGTTTGGATCAAGAATGCTCGGGAGGCTCGGAGGAACGAGGTCGAGCACGTCGAGGTAGTAGACCGGCCTGCCAGGACGCACCGAGTGCCAGTCGATCTCCTGGTAGTAGCTCTCCTTGAGATGCGGGTAGACCACGTGAGTCTCGACCTTGTACGGCCAGGACCAGTCGTTGCGACCATCGAAGTAGTCGATGTGCCCCGACCACGGGATGTACTTCTCGGGTGTCCAGTCCTCACCGACATGCCACTGGTGAACGCATGCGTAGCCATCTTCATTGGGCTGCAAACGAAGACGCCACCAGCATGCCGTTTCGGGCACCTGGCGGTCGTCATTCGTGAGGATCAGTACGCGGCTCAGAAGCTGCAGCTTCCGCCGTCGGAGAACGAGCTACCCGAGTCGCTGTAACAGCTGCCCGAGTCGTAGCTGGACGAGTACGACGAACCGTAGTCCGAACAGCCCGAGAAGTCGGACGCCGACATGGTGGCCATGAACGAGGTCAGTGCCGAATCGGTCGACGGGGCATAGCCGTAGCGGGCCTTGTACTTCTGACGGGCCTTCTCGCGCTTGGTGGTCATGGGAATACCTCTCGTGCGGGGCGCATGGTTGCGCCGGTTCCTCTCAACTTCCAGCAGTCGTCACATTCGGGACTGCCAGCTCGGTGCCGATTCACGAAGCACCACTTGCACATTCCGGCCAGGTAGGCGGCTCGCTGGGCGGGCGTCGATGCCAGGCTCAGTGGTCTTCCACCCGCCAGTCGACACTCTCGGCGTAGTCGACCAGCTCGAGGTCGCCGACTTCGCCAGCCCGCATCTGCGCCACGTCGAACTCCATCGCCTCACGCTTCGTGGTGATGTGCTCGGGGTAGTGGTCCAGGTTGGGCTCGTAGTCGATGGTCAAGACAATGCGGGCATCGCTCACGGGATCTGCTCCATGATCTTCTTGAGGAGCTGCACAGCGCCGTCCTCGTAGACGTGCTCGACAGTTCCTGCGTACTGCTCTGATGGGCGTGTGCCGCGCAGGGTGCGGCCTTCCTTCATGAACAGCTCCCACTCGTAGTGGTGGGTGGCGTTCTTCTTCCCGAGACGCTCGGTGCGGCCAACGACCAGCGACCCAATGGTGGTGTCGTTGATCATGATCGGCATGATGAGGCTCACTGCGGCAGACCTGCCCATCCCTCAAGGCGTGAAACACGGGCCTGTAGCGCCGCCAGAGCGTCGTTCTGGGCCTGGTCGACCGTTCCTGCCGACATGCGGAATCCAGCGGCGTGGAGGGCCTGTGCGGTGGCAACCGAGGACTTAGTCGTGGCTCGCCAGGTGCGATCCATGATGTCCTTGCCGTAGGCCTTCTGCTCGATGATCGCGGCCATCACGTCGATGTCGCTCACTGGCTGTCCACCAGCTCCAGGTGCGGACCCAGGCCAGGCTCATCCACAACCTCGTAGATCGAACCCTTGCCCTTGTAGTCGCGGGTGCGAACACCCCTCGCGGCGGGCAGGTGGGTGAACACGGTGTGCCGGATCCCGTACTTCGTGAAGAGTAGGTAGCTCATGTCTCTCCTAGTCGATTAGGTCATCGAGAAGCGTGAACACCCATGCGAAGGTGAAGATCTCGATCAGGTCTTCCCAGAACTCGGGCCAGTCGATCCGACGACGGGGCTTACGCCGCTTCCAGCGCATCCCACTCCTCCTCATCGAAGTCGTCGCCATACATCCGGCGCATGAAGGACTTGATGGGTTCCTTCTTGCTCTCCTCCCACGCCCGACGGTTGCGGTCGTAGAAGTCGGCGGTGTCGCCAGTGATGGCGCGAGCCCATTCGAGGTTCTCGGGGCGGCAGTTACGGGTGTCTCCGTCGATGAAGACCAGACGCCACTGCTGCAGGTCCGACGCGTCCTCGGGGTCGTATGGCAGCCCATGGAACGCGGAGGCCACCAGCAGGGCGACTCGCTTCTCCTTGCTACCTCCGGTGGAGGTGCGGACGCCGACGACGGGATGCTTGCCAGCGGATAGTCCCGTGGGGCGGATGCGCTGCTGCAGCACCTTGCCGCCATAGGTCTTGGTCCACACCTTGTTCTTCGAGCGGTGCTCCCGCTGGTATTCCTTGATGAAGATCTCGCCGTCGGTGGACGCTTCGTACTCGGCGAAAGCCATGTGCGGGACCGGTTTCCAGGTGGTCATGAGGCTCCTAGTGACTGAAGACGCGGTAGAGGATGAAGATGATGAGGATGTAGGTCGCGACGATGGCCATCAGCGGTAGGCCTCGCTGACCATCGCGCCGACCATGGTGAGCAGGCCACCGAAGATGAGTACGAGGATGACGATGATCTCGATGGACGGCGGTGCGACCGTCATCGTGGCCGCGTCGTAGATGAAGATGCCCATACCGGTGAAGGTGAGGGCGCAGCCCAGGAGCATGAACAGGCCGGTCATCGGTCGTACATCTGAAAGATGAACTCGGCCAGGGCGGCAAGGAGGACGACAGAGCCGAAGGCGAGGGCGATCACGGGGAGCATGTAACCCATCAGCGGCGCTCCAATCCCAGGACCAGGCTGGCGATGCCAACCCCAATCACGGCCCATCCGAGGACCAGTAACAGGATCAGCAGCAGGGTCGCGAAGATTCCGCTCACCGGCCCTCTTCCTCCCAGAGCGCTTCCACGACCGCTCGAACAGCCTTGAACCAGTCAGGCTTGCCGGTGATCTCCCCGTCGACAGCGTCGAAGTGAGCCGATCCCGTGGAGTCCGACTCGATCTCGCCGTCGAGGTACTGGCGGTCCAATTCGGCCACCAGCACGTCCTCGAGCTGCTTGATCAGCGGGATGTCCTCGGTGCGGATGCTCATGCGGTCACCTCACGAACAACCGAGTTGTACTCGGCCACAGTGCAACCACCCGTAGCCAGCAGCCACTGGGCGATCACGTTCTTGCGGATCTGCTTGCCGTCTTCGGTGGCCATGTAGTCGAAGAACTCATCGAGCTGGTCCATGGGCACGTTGCGGATGACCCAGTCGGAACCGACCGGCTCGTGCGGGAGGAAGTCGATGGTGGCGTTGCCGAATGCGGCGATCTGTGCGGTCATGGTGTCTCCTACGCGATGCCGATGGATGAGATGGACGTGAACGACTTGGAGTCCCTGCCCCACTTGCCGCACTTGTTACACTGGAAGCGCTTGTACTTGTAGGTGCGGTTGCCCGCCCACCCTCGGTACTGGATGTCGTCGGAGGCGCAGTTCGAGCAGAACGGACCTAGGCCGTCCTCATAGAGGCCCAGATTCATGCCCGACAGCCAGCCACGCATGTCCTCGAAGATCTCGATGGTCTGGTCCACGTCGCGCATGTTGTACTTCTTCATGGACCGCTGAGCGCGGCGCAGCACGTCACCGTCGGCGAACCGCAGCTTGCGCCACAGCCCCTTCTCGGTCTGCTCCTTGCCCTCCATCGCCTTCACCTTGGCGATGTACTTCATCGACTTGGCGTACAGCTTGAAGTTCTTGGTGGCCTGCTGCATCAGGTCGATGTCGGTGTGCGGTGCAGGCTGCAGCAGGTTGTACAGCCACATGTCGGCGCGGAGGTACTTCACGTCGAAGTTCTTCGAGTTGAAGCCCACGATGTAGTCGGCCTCATCGAACAGGTCGCGGGCCTTCTCGATCATCTTGAGATGACCACCGCCAGGGGTGTGAGCTTGGTTGTCCTGCGGAAGGCCACCCTCCCACTCAGCGACGAACTTCGTCTTGTCCTCGTGCATCCACCGGTAGGCGAAGCAGATGGTGCGGGCAGGCTCGATCACGCGGGACGGGTCGACCCACGTCGAGAACTGCTTGCCCTCCCACACGCCGTCAACGAGTGCAGACTGACGCTCGATGTCGAGTACCAGGATCTTGGCGCTCATTGATTCTCCATATCCGACAACGTATCTCGCGTTCCAGAGTGATTACAGGACGCGAGATCGTTGATCTTCCAAATGATTACGGCTTGGGCGACCAGGTCGGCCACTGCCACTCCGAGGATGAGTGACAGCAGCGCGACAGCGGCGGTGATCACACTCGGGTGAACCGGTCGTACTGCCCGAGGTTGTTGCCGGGAGTGACGTTCTCGGTGGACCAGGTCCACTCGCCGCTCTTGGCGGGCCACTCGTAGTACCAGCCTTCACCGCTGTCACCATCGCGCCACACGTACGGGTACTGGCGGTCATTGTTGACGCACCACTCGTACTTGCGGGTCCACTCGGGCTCGAGGGTGGTCGTTTCGCGGGGATCCCCACCGGCCATCGCGTCCATGGCGACGGCGATCTTCGCTCCGACCACCGCACGGTCATCGAACTCGGGGTACCGATCCATGAAGGTGGCCAACACGAATGCGTGCCAGGCGACCGCGATGATGTGCTTCGACCCGGTCTCTGGGTCGATGTCCTCACCGGCCCAGAACTGCGTCAGGTGACGGCACAGGGCTGCGTAGGACTTGCCCCACTCGTAGCCCTTCTCCCAGTTGCGGTCGGCGTACTTGAGGGCACCACGACCAAAGTGTTCGGCCAGCTCGCGGAGAGCCTCGACAGGGATCAGGTCGAAGCGTTCGAGGTTTCCGGCCTTCTGCGCACCAGTACTGCTGGTGGTGATGACTTCGCCTGCGCTCACTTACTTCCCCTCGTAGTAGGCACGGACGCGGTAGACGCGGCGGCGGATTCGGGACCGATTGGTCTTGATCTCCCCACGCAGCCGGGACATGTCGCGGCGCATCCGGCGATTCAGGATCCGGTGGAACTTGTCCTTACGGGCAGCCTCTTCCGCCGTCTCCTCATCGGGATCGGCGGCGAGGTTCGCGTTGATCTTGGCCTTGACCTCGTCGGCCTCGACACCCGCCTCACGCTGCGCGGTCTCGATCTCGGCCAGGGCGTCGTCCTCGGTCATTCGCATCCGTTCTGCTTGTCGAATACCCGCCAGTGGGTCCAGCCCTGCGGGCAGTGGAATCCCCATGAGCGGATCTTGGGTCCGGTGAAAATCAGGGTCCAGGCGGGCTTTTCGAGCCACGTATCGTGCTCGAAGCTGTAGACGGTGTCCACGTCCAGCTCGACGCGGTGCGCGGTCTTCGGCCTGCGGATGGCGAAAGATCCAGGGGCACGCCATGTTGCCCAGCCGGTCTTGCGGTGCTCCCAGTAGCCACCCTTCAGGATTAGGCTCGCGAACCACCATGGATGATCGTGAAGCGCCCGGTCGTCATCGCTGCCCAGGAACTGATGCAGGTAGACGTTGAGGAACCGGTTGCGCGGGATCACATGCCAGCGGTTGAGGTACACCTGGCCGTCGTCGCGGGTCAGTACCAGATCAGGCTCACGCATCGATTCGGCTCCGAATCTCGCGGTGCGCGAAGGTGACTGAGATTCTCTGCTGGCCATAGGCACGCTCAGCTGGGCTACCTGGACCGGCGCGTAGCATCCAGCCATCTACGAGGTCTCGGACAGCCTGCACCTTGGCACGCTCAGCGGTCAGCTGCTCCTGAAGAACCTGGATCTGTCCAGACTCGGAAACGCTTCCGCCCCAGTGAATGTCGCTCATCACCAATTACGGTACGGGGCCGTAAGAGGTGATTACAGGACAGGAATTGCCTGGTCAGAGCCAGGCGGAACGCCACAGCCGACGGCGGCGGCAGAACAGGATGGGAGTCTCCGAATAAGAAGAACCCCCGTAGGCAGGCGCTTCGGACGGCGTCACAGATTCATCTACGGGGGTACCGAAGGAGCGCGGCTCAACTTCGGTCACTTCCATTGTACCAAGCATTGTACTACCTCTTTCGAACCAAAAGAGCGGGAAGCGGATCCGAAGACCCACTCCCCGCTCGAATTGGGCTCTATCTACGAAATGTCCAGCGCCGCACAAGCTTCGCGGAGCATGGAGTTCACGTACTCCCCGCGCTTCCCGATACGGTTGGCGATCTGCTCAGCCGGTGAACTCGGGTTGGCCAGGATCATGTCCATGACCTGCAGGTGCTGATCACGGGTACGAGTCCCGTTGTTCTTCGTGACCGTCTTCCAGTCATGCGGCTGCATGAGGATCAGGTCGCGGGCGATGCGGGCACGCTCATTACGGCGGGTCAGCTTCGCGTTCGCAGCCGGATTCGCGCTCAGCGCATCGGGGTCTGCGATCTCCCCCATGGTGGCCGGAACGGACGGGCCGTTCTTGATCTGCAGCCAGACCTTGCGGTCCCGCTTGCGCTCCTCGGGGGCCATGCCGCCCCAGACGCCGTACTCCTCGTCACGGGAGAACGCGTCGTCGCGGCACTCGCTGATCACGGGGCAGCGGGCACATACGGCCTTCGCCTGCTCCACGGTGGTCGCACAGAAGATGAACGCTTCGTTGTGCTCCATGCCGTTCTCGACCAGATCCTCGACGCTGTCGAACGACATGTCGAAGTCCTCCGCAGTGCAGACCGACCGGGTACGCCAGTCGAAATCGTTGCTGCTGCTTTCCAGTGTGGCGGTCAATCCCGCCTCCCCTCTATCCCTTCCGCAGCACCGGCGTGTACCGGCACCTTGGTGATTAGTGCAACTAACTCTGCGACCGTGCAGCTAACCCACTGATCCATCGGGTTGGCCTTGCCGTGTCGTTTGTGGATGAACAGGCCCGCGAGCGCGTCTGCATTCACCGCTTGAACTTTAGCGTCTCCGACGCCTTTGGGAAGATCTAACTTGGTTACGTTCTTAGTCTGTATAACTAAATCGTGGCCGTCGATCCGCACGTTAACTATATCGCCCTTGTCGACTGCTCCCCACAGTGGTGCCCGTTGAATGTTGGGGTCGCCCAGTGCATCTCGCAGGCAATCGGCGATCTGACGCTCGAACGTCGATCCAGCTGCCTTTGCTGACTTACGGGTACGGCTCAACTTCCAGCTACTTTCTAGGTCTGCTCCGTATCGGTGGACGGTTAACCTGAGCTTCTTGCAAGGTCAACCATCTCGTTGCGGCGCGTCCGTCACAGTACGGGCGAGGTCTGACATGTCGGGGTCGGAAATTCCGCATCCAAAATACGGAATATAGCTACTTGACAGGTGTCCCAGACCTGGGACACGTATCACGGCTACCGCATGCTATAAGGGCGTCGAGCTTCTTCCATTGGCAAGCTATCGATCAGCTGCTGACGCTTTGCCTCCAGCTCCTCAGAGGTTTGCTTCGTCAAGTCCGGTAACCACTCACCGGCCACCCACATTGCGTGAGACGCCAGCTTGATCCTCGGCTTGTCGAACACGGGGAGCGGCTGCACGTTCAGCTTGATGCACTCGGGGCGCACCGGGCAGGCGGCACACGTGGCCTTCACCGCCGCCGTCCGATCCGGCCCCAGTTCATCGGGGCTGATGATGAACTCGATCCGCTCCGCACACGGGGCGTGCTCGGTCCACTCGTCAGCCTTCTGCCACAGCTTGCTCACCGGCCCTGGCCCTTCATGATGTCCCAGATGATGCGGGCGGCGACCGGCCTGATGTCGGAGCCCTTGTCCGTCTGGGAGTTGAGGACCGCGAGGAACTCGGTCTGCCGGGCGGCGGGGATGCCCAGCAGCACCATCATCGATTCGTCGCTCACTGGAACATCGCCAGGTCGAACCGCTCGCGGAGCTGCATGGTTCCCTCGACCCCGGTTCGGTTCTTCACGAACGTCACGTTCATCATGGGCATCTTGTCGGCCTCTTCTCCGTTCTCGTCCACCGGTCGCGAGAGGACGATTGCGGCATCAGCGGTCTGCTCGATGCCACCCGATTCGCGAAAGTCGGACTTCACGGGCAGCCGGGGCTTGCCGCCGTTGTCCTCGATCTTGCGGTTGAGCTGCGCGGCCACGACCACCACGCAATCCAACTTTCGTGCGATATGCCGTGCGCGAGTGGCCATGTGGTCCACGGCCTCAACACGGTTCTGCCCCTTGGACGATTCGATCAGCTGCAGGTAGTCGATGAACACGAAGTCCAGGCCCTCACGCTGCTTCTTGATCCGGCACGCCTGCGCGATGGACTCGATGGTGTGGTCCGGTCGGTCGTCCACCTCGAGCGTCAGCTCCGCTGCGGCACCAGCCCACCGGCTGACCTTCGCCAGGGTCTCAGCCGACATACGCTTGGCTGTGATCTGGCCGTAGTCCGCACGGGCACCACACGCCAGGATCCGGCCCATCAGATCCTCCTTCGACAGCTCCAGGCTGAAGATGAGGCTCTTGTAGTGCAGCTGTGCTGCGTACAGGGCCAGCTGGGCACCCATGATGGTCTTACCGCAGCCAGGACGCGCACCGATGACATAGAGGCGCTGACGCTGGAATCCACCCGCGAGACGGTCATTCATCCCGACGAACGGCGACTCGATGGCTGGCCGGTCGTCCTCCTGGGCCTCAGTCCACATGGTGTACAGGTCGCGGAAATTGACCGCGTCCATGTCCTGCTGGTCATCGACCTCGTCCAGGAATCGGCGAGCGGCGTCCAATGCCACCGTCACCTCGTCAGTGTTGGCGGCGATGCCCTGGAACCGCTGACCCAGCGAGTTGATCTGCCGGATCCGCCACTTGTCGATGACGATCTCCGCGTACGCAGCCACGTTCTGGGCAGACTTGAAGGCCTGCAACAGATCCGCGAGGTACGGTGCGCCGCCGACTCGACGGAGATCCTGGTTCTCGGCCAGCTTCGCGAACACCGTGATCGAATCGATCTTCTGATCGTCGGTGTACATCTGGTACAGGGTCGCGAAGATGACCTCGTGCGCCGGGAGGTAGAAGTGCTCGGCCTTCAGCTTCTTCAGATCGCCAAAGACATTTGGGTTGTGGAGGATTGCTCCGAGGACGGATTGCTCAGCTCGCTCGTCGTAGGCTGGCTCGGCTGGCACTTCTCGTACTTCTCCTTGTACATCTCGAAAATCCATGCGCGGGCTTGCTCGCGGTACCAGAACTCAATGGCCTGCGGGTCAGACATGTCGTCTGGTGGGTACTGCTTCGGCATGCTGATGTGGAAGCGGTTCTCGACCGCCTTGACGTTTCCCGTCTTCCACATCTGCTTCAGCCAGGTGACCTGCGCCTGGCGCTCATCCTGGAACAGGTCCGCGTCGTCGTACTGGCCTGCCTTGAGCCAGTTATGCGGGCCTGGAACGTATTTCATGTCGGTTCCGGCGACACTGGCCGCGTAGCGCCGTGCGGCTCCGATGATCTGGACGGGATCGCGACCGGCCTCCATCAGCTTCGCCCACTCGCTGGACGCTTCGTTGATGTGAGTGTGGCGCGGGTAGCAGGTCCAGAACTCGTCAAACGTGGACTGGTGCTTCTTGCGGGCCTGGGCGGGGGTTAGACGGGCCATCGAATCTCCTTGTGAGACACGAAAGGCCGGTGCCATTCAAATGTTTGGCACCGGCCTTTCACCGGTTCAGTTCACAAGCTCAGAAGGGGCTCAGCCCCAGTCTCCAGCGTCGTCGTCGCCCCAGCCATTGTTGGCCTGCTGACGACCACCGCCGCCGTTGCCACCCGAGGAACGCTCGGTGGTCGCAGTGGCGAAGCGCAGCGATGCACCGATGTCGGTGATCTCCATCTCCAGGGTGGAGCGCTTGTTGCCCTGCTTGTCCTCGAAGTTGTTCTGCTTCAGGGTGCCTCGCGCCAGCACGCGGTCGCCCTTCTTCAGCGAGTCGGCGAGGTTCTCAGCCAGCTTCTTCCAGACGGTGCCACGCACGAACGTGGTGTCGCCGTCCTCCCACTGATCGGTCTGCGGGTTCTTGCGCCGGGTGTTGCACGCGATGTTGATGTTCGCGACGGCAGTGCTCGACTGAGTGAATCGCAGATCGGGATCGGCGGTCAGGGTTCCTTCGATGGTGACTTCCGGCAGTGTCAGGGCCATGTCTCTCGCTTCGCTTGGGGTCAGGGAAACCAGTCGTCGCTGGTGTCGATGTAATCAGAATAAGGGGGCTCAGGAGGTGAATACAGGAAGCGTTCTAGCTGGTCAGAGCCTCGTCCAGCAGAATCTGATCCGCCGTGTACCCCCGACTTCCACAGAGGAATCGGGACGATGGTTCGGGGGTCTTCCCATGGCCGAACATGCCAGCCAGTAGCTGCAGCTGCCAGGGGGTTAGATTCCACCCAACCATGGCAGCCTGTAGTGCCGTGGCCACATAGTCCGACGATATTCCAGGGCTCCCAAGGTCCACCTTGGCCGCGTTTCTTGCGGTGGTGCATGGTGACCTGTCCACCCCGGCCACATCGCTCGCAGAACCCTTGGCAGCGCTCGAGAACTTCCTTGCGGCACTGCTTTTCATTCACGCGTCCTGTAGCCAGCAGCCGTAGTCGAGGTGGTCCTGCCAGATCTTGGCAATGGCCTCCAGGGCGAACACGTCATGAAGGGCCAGGATGGACGAGACGGCGTCAGCCATGTTGTCCCCGTTGGGAAGTCGGCGCAACGCGGGGAGCTTGTCGACAATCCACGCCGACAGGATGTTGGTGTCCGTGTACTTGACCGGAGGGCCGATGATCTCGTAGTTGCTCACAGATCGATCTCCTTCTCCACCTGGATCAGGTACTGCTCCAGGAGCCAATCGTCGTACGTCAGGCTCGAAGTCGTCAGGCTCATCGCCATACTCGAAGCGGGCCATCTCCAGGATCTGCTCCTGGATACCCTCTTCGGTCAACGAGACGAAGACATAGTGATCGCCGCCGTTGTTCACGACAGCTGCTGCCCAAACCTTCACTGCGGCAATCCCATCTGCATCTGGCGGGTGATCGTCTCGTGCTTGAACACCTCGGGCGGTGCGTAGGCGAACGTCCACTTCGAATCCACCAGGATCCCTAGGTAGTACTTCGCCAGGAAGCTCTCGACGCCGTCGAAGTCGTCCTCCCAGCGGAGATCATCCTCGACCAGCCGGTAGTGAACGAACCCGTTCTCAGCGGTCAAGCTGAAAGTGGTCCAGCCGAACGGGCTTTGGTGCATCGACGCACCGGTCAGCGCATCAGGATTCCACGCATCAGGGTAACCACGTCGCACCAGTACCACCGGGTCAGCGCGTGTGATGTAGACCTTGCCGTCCTCGCGATGGATGTGGAGCTGGCCCAGGTTGCCATGCGGCGTCTCCACGTCGGAATTGTAGTGCTCGACACCGTCTTCTCCCTGAAACCCGTTGGGGCCGTGCGGACCTGCGATCCTAAGAATGGTCGTCACTGGTCATCTCCTTCGCCCACTGCTCGAAATCGAGTTCGCTCGTCTCGTTCTTCTCGGCCTGCTCATCGATCCACTCGGCCAGCCGGTTCGCCGCAGCCTCGGTGTACTTCTGCACCACTGCCGTCGGCACGCCACGGTGGTTCAGCGCTGCCGTGCGGTCGCGGTCGTACGACTTCGCCACCTTGCGCATGTTGTGCTGCATCTCAGGCGGAAAGGTGCCGTGGCGGTCCAGGTAGTCCAGGGTGTGGCTCAGCGCCACGTAGACCAACTCGGCGAGGTTGACCGGCAGCGACGGTGCGCTACTGGGGTAGGCCATCGCCGAAGATCTCCTTCTCGAGGCTGTCGAACATCTGGCCGTCGGCAGCCTCACGCTCCTCTGCCACGACCTCCAGGAACTGCTGCGCCAGCGCACCCGCGATCAGGTCAGCTTCCTGCAGGGCGTCCATGCCGTAGTTCGTCCCGATGAAGTAGCCCAGCGCGGTGTTGTACTCCAGCAGCCAGGCGGCGATCATGTCGCGGTACGCCTCGGGGATGTTGCTGTGCAGCGCAAGGAAGTTCAGGAACATGCGGGGCTGCTCGGCCAACACGAACGGGATCGGGTACAGCTCGTCCAGGTTGCTCACAGGATCTCTCCAATTCGGTTCAAGAAGGTCTGCAGTTCGGCCTCGGGCACGATGGCCGAGATGTTGATCTCAGCCAGACCGTTCACCCATAGGCGGGGGTCGGCGGTGTTGACGCGGACATCCTTCGGATAGTCGGCCATCAGTAGTTCCCGCCTCCGTTGTTGTAGAGCGTGCCCAGCAGCTTGTTGCGCATGCCGAGGTTCATCGCTTCCTTGTCGAGGGCGTGGACGCGGCGCTCGCACGTACCCAGCTGCATGTACGCGATGTCCATGTCGAGCTGGCACTGCTGCACGTCGGGGTCGGCCATGGACGCGGCCTTCGCCTTGGTGGCAGGCCCCTTGTCCTTGAACTCAGCGACCTTCTGCGCGGTGTTGAACCGTGTTTCATACCAACGGAACTGGGCTCGGTGCCAGGCAAGTAGCTTGTCCCACTTGTTCATCAGGAACGAGTTCTTGTCCAGCAGCTGGTCGAGCAGCTGCGGGCTCAGCTCCGTGTAGACGTAGTCCTCGGAGTCGTCCCAAGTCACTGCTCAACCTCGTCTAGGAACCCGAGATCCAGGGCCTCGTCGGTGTACATCCACCAGTCGCCGTTCTTCAGCTTGTCGCGGAAGTTGGCCGGGGACATCGTCGTGGCCCGCTCGCAGTGGACAACGGCCAGTCGATGGATCCACTCGTCGGCGCGGCGCAGATCCTCGTAGACCTTGCTGGTCGAGGAGTCCTCGTACGAGTGCAGCGGCTCGTGGATCATGATCATGTCCATCAGCCCACCGACGCGGTGATCACCGGCCTGCAGCAGCAGCTCTCCCCCAGACGCGGCCATACCGGACACGCGGGTGGTGATGTGGTGGTTGCCGCCCATACGCTGGCTGTGACGGCGCACAGCGCCGAACAGGGCGATGGAGGGGAAGATCTCTCCACCGGGCGAGTTGATGTCGATCTCCCACCGGGAATCGGGGTAATGCCCGTCCCAGTAATAGATCTGCTCGATCAGCGGGGAGACAGCCTCATCGTTGATGTAGCCACGGAAGAAGTAGCGGATGACATCACGGCCATCCTCGTCCTCCGACACCACGTATGTGGAGTCCATGGACGAGGTGTGACTCAGGCACTCGTCGCTCACTTGATCTTCGGCCAGGTGACGATCTCGACGGTCTTCACTACACGCTGGACCTCACGCACGGAGTCGGTGTAGACCTCGTTCTCCTGGTACTCGGTCAGCCCCTGGTCGAAGTCGAAGGCGAAGTAGCGACCCGTGTCGACGTGCTGAACGATGATCGTGTCCCCACGCGCCCAGCGGCGGTTCTCACCCTCCTCAACGGCGACATGCTTGAAGCCGTCGATCTCCTCGTCAGGCTCGGCGCGGAGGCAGTACACCTCGTCTCGCCCGTACTCGTCGGCCTTCAGGATGTCGGTGAGCTGCTGCTCAATCGTCTTCTCGCTCATACCTCTACCTCCTGAAATGCCTTCACGTAACGCAGCTTTCGTGCCCACTGGCCACATCGGATGATCTGGCGACCACGCTCCAGCGGAACGCGGAACACCTTCCAGTTCCAGTTACCCCAGTCGTCGGGGAACTGCGGGCAGTGCAGCATGATGGCCTCTTCGTAATCGCAGTCATGCGAAGCGAATTCAGCCCGACCGTCGGCGTTCGGATACCACTCGGCCCAGTCGATGTCCTGGCGTACCTGGGCGTCCTGGTACAGCTGACCCTCCTCGTAGAGGGCGAGCTGGCCGGATACACCCATCCGGTACTCGTCGTCCTTGCCGGTCTTGATGTCGGCCATCTTGCGCACACCATCGAGTTCGATGATGCGGTCGGCAGACCCAGCGGCACGGAGGACGAACGCGTTGCCGGTTGGTGTCTTCATCGGCACGTTGACCGACAGGAACACCTCTCGCGCAAGGAACTTGATGTGCGGGCTCGATGCGATGTCGCGGTGGTAGCCGTCGAGTGGACCCTTCAGCTCCTCGGGAACCAGGTTCCAGTCGAGGGTGTCGGTCTCGATGGCCTCGGCGAAGTCGTGGATCGACGTACCCCGGTCGGCCTTGTTCGTTGAGCCGCCGATGATCTCAGCCTTCTCGGCGATCTCCTTGAACTCACCCTTGTTGCCATCCCAGTTGCCGCCCTTGGCGACGATGGCCTTGACGCGGTTCAGGAGTGCAGGGTTGACGGCCATACCGACCATGGCGTTGGTCTGGTAGTACTTGAACAGGCCGTCACTGGCCTTGTCGATGTCCTTGGCGAGTGTGGAACAGCGCGAGTAGGCCACGCGGTTTCCACCCTCGGGCGGGAACAGCATCGGCCTCTGATACTTGTCTCGCGGGATGTTCCAGTCAGTCACTCGGTAGCTTTCCCGTCTTCACCCACGTGTACGTGTCGTCCATGAACTCGATGAAATCGTCGGTGTCGTTGAACCAGTCCAGGAGTCGCGTGGTCTGGCGCAGAACCTCCAGACGCAGACCCTCGTCGCGCTGATCAATCGAGCGGCCCATGGAGCAGCGAGCCGACTTGATCTCCTCGGTCACCGCCTGGGCGTTCGGGCTCACTCGACCTCGCTGCCGATGGCCTGGGCATTGGCCAGACCCTCGAAGTGCTCGGCCACTGCAGTCAGCGCCGCCACATCAGTCGACGCGATCACAGCGCCGCCGTCGGGGTAGTTCTCCGCGAAGAACGCCTGGGCATCCTTCGGAGTCTTCTTCGCCGACTTGATGGCAGCCTTGACGCGGGCGACAGCTGCGCTCACAGCCGGATCGGCCAGACCGTCGTTGGTGGCGTTCTGCTTCGGACGCGACTGGCGGGCAGCGGGCTTGCCGCGACCCGACGCGGCGTTGCCGTCGTCATCCTCGTCGGCCACCAGACCCAGCACTGCCATGAAGGCGTAGCGCTTCGCGTAGGTGATCGCCGAACCCTGTGCCTGTGGATCGTTCTTGACGGGACGCAGCACCATGGTGGAGGCCTTCGCCTGCCCGCTGGAGTGGACCACGATGGTGGTCAGCGTGTCGTTGATCTTGCCGTCAATGACCTGGAAGCCAGGCTCCTGGATCACAGCCAGACCGTGCTTCGCGAGCACCGGCTGCGCCTCTGCCTTGACGGCAGGGAGGTCGGCGTACTTCGACTTGAAGAACGGGTTCGCGGTGTCCTTGGCGACGGCACCGAACTCGCCCTGGGCAGCGACGAGTGCTGCGGCCAGCTCTGCGCCGATGTCGTCACTGCCGATCACTGGGGCCAGCCAGGGGTTCGCGGGCGTGATGGTGGTGTCGCTCAACTAATCAACCAATCGCATGTAGAAGTAAGCCGCGACGATCAACACGACCGTCCAGCCAAGGGAAATCGGGTACGTCAGCGTGCCGCTGCGCGAATGACGTTCCACAGGCCGAGAACGAAGGCCAGGAACAGGAAGAAGATGGTCGCCAGTGCGCCACCCCAGACCGGTGCGAACACCGACCACCAGGACCACTGCTCGACGGCAGTGTCACCAGCGCCCAGCTTCATCGCCAGGAGGATGAGAGACGCCGGGATACCGACCGCCTCAGTGACTGCGCCGACCACGCCTGCGGTGACTACTGCACCGCCAGTGGCAATCAGGCCGGGAGTGGAGATTTCGTCGCTCATGCTGCGATCCTCTGCTTGATCTTGGTGTTGACCTTGCCCTGCGCCTGGATGGCGTCGGCGAGCACAGCGAGGTTGGACTTGCCAGTTTCGTTGTGTCGCACGATGAGTCGGATCGCGGACCACCAGGTCCGTGCGGGATCCTTCGGGGCAGCCATACCCAGTGCAGTGTCGAGGGCAGCCGCGACAGATAGCGGCGCTCCCTGCGCATTCGCTTCGGAGACAAGGCGCTTCGTGATCTGCAGCGCAGACAGCAGAGCATCGGGATCGTCGGTCAGGACGCCGTTCTGCTTGCGTGCGTAACGCTTGAGCTTGTTTGTACCCATCGTTGTACCATTGTCACCCGATCCTGTATTCGCAGGTCAGGCAGCTTTTTGGTTACGAGCAAGCCATGAGTTGTCCCGTTCGGGACTGAAATGCCAGGGTCGGCAGTTCATACCGAGTAGCTGGTCATGTAGAACATGCCGCTCGGTCATCTTCTTCTGGTGGGCGACGACCGCCTCCTGGGCGTCATCGAATCGCCATGCACCGCTCGCATGCCATTCCCGCAGCTCGCGATCCAGCTCCCAGAGCAGTTCGAGCATGCGGTTACGGTCGGCGAGGAACTCACTCCGCGACGAATTCACTGGGCTTCTTCTCATCGAGCATGTACGCCTCGTACGCGGTGTCCAGGCGACCTCGGTACTCCGCGTCCAGCGTCGAGTCGTCAACGAGGACGAGGTCGTTCACGTCCCAGTGGCTGATGAAGGTGTACTCACTGGTCGCGGGGATCCAGCGGACCTTCACCTTCATCCACTCGCGTTGCTCGCTAACGCGGGTCCATGGCCGACCGCCATTGACCGACGGCACCCAGCTGTAGTGGGTGTAGGGAATGGGGACCATGTCCAGCACGACGCCGAGGGCGTGAGACGACGAATTCGAGCGTCGAAAGCCGACTGCGACGACGGATCCGATAGTGATCTCTTGTCCGAACATGTTTTTCACGCATTCAGCGTGGCAGTCAATTCGGAGTGATTACAGGAGAACGACTGTGGGGCTCCCTCGGGACACGACCCCCGAGGGAGGGGCACCTTCACCAGTCGTGAGCTTCCGGTGCCGCGCTCACTGTTGAGGGGGAAGGGAAATACCAACCTCGGTGCGAGCCCGACGGAACCTTAACAGGTTCCTGTACTCATTGCACCTAGATGGCGGAAGCCTGAGATGTTCATAAGAGATCCCTCAGCCGGCCCTCAGGGTCTCCCACAAAACCGCAGGTCAGGGCGATCCTCCTGTAATCACTCCGCGCCACTGCCTAGTGTCCATAAAGGACAGTGCGAACGCCAGTGAGCGCCCACGGAGCGACACGGATGTGGCGCGATGTTCCACCTACGGTACGAGAGCAGCGTCCCCCACAGGGGGACGTTGTTTTTATTTGATACTCCCTTCTCGTGAGTAGTACCCATTCTGAAATTAGGTACTACATAAGGATATTGGTACCAATTACGAGGTACTGCGCGCGAAAACCGCTTCCTGTAATCACCTTTCAGCGACTGACAAGCTGAACGCCATGAGCACAGACATCAAAGAGACCTACCAAGGTCTAGTAGATGGTGCGGAAGTCGTCTTCGCCTACAAGGCGTTCGCCGAGCCGGATCAGCCGTACTGCATCTCCGTGAATCTCGGTGGTGACAAGTACCTCGCGGCGACCCTTCAGCCGACCCTCCCCGACGAGTTCATCACCGCAGCCGAGGCTGACGGACTGAACCGTGCGCAGATCGTCCGGTGGGTCAACGTGCTCACTGAGCTGTATGAGAAGGCGAAGGCGTGGGACGACTTCCAGGCCGGTCTCGATGAGATCGCGGAGTGCCCCGACCACTACACCGTCCCGGCGCTCCTTCAGAACAGCCCGTACCAGGTCGACGCTCTCGGTGAAGACGAGATCGATGAGGTCTGGGAGGACAATCAGGGCGACCAGTACCGGTTCGACCACGGCGAGTGGATGATCAGTGAGGATGGCAGCTCCTGGCGTCCCATCCTCAGCCGCTACGCCAGTGTGCTGACCAACTACGGGCCGTACACCGTTGTGTCGCAGCCACGTCGAGCTGTCAAGCAGCTCACTGAGACTGAGCGTGACGCCGACTGGGAGTTCGTCAACGACGCTGGTGAGCACTTCGTCTACCGCTGGCAGAACGGCACGTGGGTCTGCTCCCTCGACGGCGACGAGTTCACGTCGGTCGGCGAAGATGGCCCGCAGCTGGAGGGCATCGGCTTCCTGATGGAGATCGTGTGAGCCACAACAGCATCTGGCATGCCCAGATCGCGCACGACAACCTGATCTACAAGACCGAGGTCGGCTCCGTCCTGCACGGCGTCACCCTCGGTGGCCAGGACGACAACGACGAGATGGGCATCTGCATCGCCCCTCCCGAATGTGTCATCGGCACACAGCAGTTCGAGCAGTACCAGGACCGCTGGCACGCTGACGGCACCCGCATCCCCGAGGGGCAGCGCTCCGGTCCCGGCGACACGGACCAGACGATCTACAGCCTGCAGAAGTACGCACGGTTGGCCGCGAAGGGCAACCCGACGGTGCTGATGCCGCTGTTCGCGCCCGAGAACTACGTGTACGACTGCACGGAGGAGGGACGGGAGCTGCGGTGGAACCGAGACCTGTTCCTGTCCAAGCAGGTGGGCGACCGGTTCCTCGGTTACCTTGTCGCCCAGCGTGAACGGGCACAGGGCAAGCGCGGGAAGAAGCACACCAACCGGCCTGAGCTGGTCGCGAAGTTCGGCTACGACACCAAGATGATGTACCACGCCCACCGGCTGGCCATCCAGGGCACGGAGCTGCTGCTGGAAGGCGACATCACGCTCCCGATGGAAGACGTTCACCGCGACTTCCTGCTGCGGATGCGCAACGGCGAGTTCCCGCTCGATGTCGCACTGAAGTCGCTGGAGCTGCGTACCGAGCTGCTGCGGAAGGCAGTGGAGGTCAGCGAACTCCCCGACCACCCCGACTACGAAGCGATCGACAACTGGTTGATCGGCATGCACTACCAACACTGGAAAACGAAGGGATTGCTATGAGCAAGAAGAAGAGCAAGCTGAACGAACCGACCGGACTCAAGCGCATCGGCCAGCTGATGCCATTCGGCGAGGGCGTCAAGGTGACCGGTGCCAACCTGGGCACCATCACCCACCTGCTGTCGCTGGACGCGGAGCGCGAGAAGCTGCACACCGCGATGGTTGTCGAGTTCGCCGACGACGGCCACCTGGTCGCTGTGTCCGTGCATCAGAACGGCAGGGTGGCGGGGATGTTCCCCGGCGACTACGTCATCCGTGACCGCGACAAGAACGTGTGGGCGCTGCCCGCCGAGCAGTTCATCGCAGATGGGCTCGTCGCGATCCCGTGAGCCTCGAGACCTACGTTCACAACCCGACGGAGGTGCGGGCCATTCAGGTGGCCCGCCCCTTCAAGCGGGTAGCTGACGCGGTCCCGTTCGCCCGCTCGATCCAGCACCCGCACACGCGCAAGTTCCTGCACATCGCACTCACCCCACCGGGTGACCTGCAGGGCAGGAAGGCCTACGAAGGCGACTGGCTGGTCCAGGAGTCCAACGGCTGGGTCGTCATGACCGACGAAGTGTTCCAACAGAACTACTCGATCAAGGAAGACGATGCCGACAGCGACACTGCCTGACGTTGAGATCGATGTCGACATCGAGTCGATGATCAACGGGACGTTCGAGGAGCTGGACTGCTGCAGTCGGCACAAGGACAAGGTGCCGTGCGGTGGCCCCATCGCCGGGTACCAGGAGTTCCACACGTGCAACCAGGGGTGGTTGTGCAAGAACCACTGGGAGAACGCCATGAAGCTGTACCCGTCGTGGCGTTCGCGGGTTGAGAGCACCGGAACCATCGCCTGTGCGCTGTGTCTCAACAGGTTCAACAACATCAACAGCTTCATCCGACTGACGAAGGTGCCGGAATGACCAAGAAGATTCTTCTCGGCCTCGCCGCCGTGGGCGTGATCCTCGGGGCGACTGCGTGTGACCCGTCGACCGACGGCGGTATGGATCCATCCCCGGCAACGGGCGGTGGTGGCATCGTGCTCACCCCGAAGGGTGGCATCGGCATCGACATGGGTGGCGGGATGTACATCGACCCCGCGACCGGTGGCGTCGGATTCGGGATCCCCCTCGGATGACCGTCAACATCACCCACGAGATCCGGCTGTCCAGCCCACTGACTCTGGCCGACATGGAGCAGTTCGTCGCGCAGGCCAAGGAGATCGGCGTCCGCACCACTGCCACGCTCGACCTGCAGATCACGAAGGGTTACAGCGACTTCCGTGAGTCGTGGCCGGATGCCGTCACGATCACTGCGAGGCCACGTTGAGCCTTCTCGCCGACATCGTCTGGGATGACCTGGACGTGGACGAGCTGCTGGAGCACTCGTTCAAGGACTTCCACGCCAAGGGCCTGGACTACCTGTGCCTGCACCGTGATTCAGGACTGACACTGAAGGCGTACTTCTTCGCTGACGGCATGGAGTCGCAGAAGCTGGGCGAGGTGATCAACCCCCACGATCACCGCTACCACTTCACCACGCAGCTGATGTCTGGCCGGATCACGAACAAGTGGTACGCGCAGGCCAGCCCCGGCACCATGCTTGCCGCCGAGTGGTTCAACATCTTCGAGTGGATGACCCCGCTCAATGGCGGGAACGGATTCACCGCCGACGGCGACTCTGCACTGCTGGTGAACACGCGGAACCTGACGCTCAACTGGCCGGGTAGCCAGTACTACATGTCAGCACCCGAGCTGCACACGATCTCGGTCGGGGCGCGGGAGACCTGCATCGTCCTGGCGCAGTACGAGGACGTTGTCCCACTGGACTATCCGACGCACACATTCACTCAGGCCGACGAGCCACCGTCACTGAAGGGCCTGTACACGGAGTTCAAGCCTGACGAACTCGTCGCCCGCATCAACCTGCTTCGCCAAATGGAAGAGAACCTATGAGCCTCAAGAAGATCGCCGCCGCCACCCTCGTCGCCGCCGCAGCCATCACCACCCTGTCGGCGTGTCAGGACACCGATGCCAACCTGGCCTCGCAGAACCTGTCCCAGGATGCCGACAACTTCAAGATCGCCCGCCGCATCACGTTCTTCAACGGCATCACCGACAAGTACCTGCTGACCATCGAGGGTCGGTGCTCGATCACCCCTGACACCATGTCGAAGAAGCTCGATGTCACCTGCAAGGTAGGCGACGGCTACAAGAAGCACTTCCTCGGCCTGAGTGACAACGTCTCCTACTTCGTGGAGCAGGTCGACGCCGCGAATGTGTCGACGGACTACTACCACGTCACGTTCAAGCCGACGACCATCCTCCCCGACATCGAAATCCGCTGACGTTGGCCGACTGGTACCGCTACCACCCTGGCCGGACAACGGTCAAGGGTGTGGAGGTCTGTGAGTACAACCGCGAGGGGCGGCCAGACGAGAAGATCGTCGTCGTCGCCCACGCGGTGAGTCTCAAGATCGCCCAGAACATGTGCATGTACTTCAACCGCGCTCTCGCCCATGAGGGCAAGGAGAAGGCGGTCAGCAAGGTTGAGCCCCTGCCTGGGGCCTACTGACATAGGGAGATTGCAATGAGCGGAACCATCCAGTACGCGGGCGGCGAGACTCGCGAGACGGTTCACTGCTACGGCTGTCCGACGAAGAAGCGGCCACTGAAGTGGTACGAGTTCTGGAAGGCGTGGCTGTGCCCGAAGTGCATGGAGGCGCGGGTCGAAGCGTCCTGCCGTCAACTGGAGAGCGACTTGCTGTGACGCCGGTCGTCTCCGAGGAGTTCGCACGCGGATTCTGGTCGGCCAGGGTCAAGCTCAGTGACGATCTCGAGTTCGTCGCGTGGACAAAGGATCGCCGTCGTACGTGGAGCGATCTCTCGGACTTCATGCGCGACTGGGCCTCAGATCCCTTCTAACGAAAAACCCCCACATCCATACCGGGTGTGGGGGTTTCGTCGTTCCTGGGGCAAATCAGGCGGCAGCGCGACTGCCGTGAGCCTTGACCAGTTCGCGGATCTTGTCGATGCGGAAGTCGAACCATGTCTCCGTGTCCGTGACGACCACCGGGGCGATCATCATCCCGCTATCTCGGAACCGCTGCGCAGTCTCAGGTTCATCTGCCAGCAGCACCTCAGTGAAGGGAATCCCTCCCTTCGCTAGCGCCCGCTTCGTCAGGTTGCACTTGTGGCAATCGGGGCCGGTTGTATAGACAGTGACGCTCATGTAATCCGTTCAGTTCTTAGCGATACGACGAAGAATCGCGACCGCGTGATCGATGGTGTAATTCGTGTGCGGATAGGTGGCCCACGGCTGCGTGGTCACGAACTGACCGCCATAGACGATTGCGCGGAACGCCGCGTAGATCTCTGGAATTGGGCGCTTGATGATCTCGCCGACCTGTTCCAGGATGGAGTCCACACCGCTCCATAGGTTCTTCAACTTCTGCACCGCCCGGTACACGGCGGTCATCATCTCGCCAGCGTCGTCATCGGGGGTGTCCGTGTAGATGTCACGGCCAAACGGAGAGTTAGCTCCGTGAGCAAAATCGTACCACCACAATGGCGTTGACTGCAGGCGGTCGTCGGCGATTCCACGGCCCTCGGGAACCGGAATACCCTCTGCCACATTGCCATTCGCCACACCCAGCTCGCGGCACGGGTTGCCGTATGTGATCGAGCCGATGATGCGCTCCTCGAGCGAGGTGCCCTTGATGTAGCGCTTCCACACCATCGACGTGACAATCGCGCCCTGTGAGTAGCCGATCATGACGAACTTCGCCGCAGGGTAGCGGTCGAGACGCTGCTTGATCAGCTTGACCAGCTCAGCAATACCCGCATCGACCGAGTCGCCCATGGGGAACGCAGTCGCCGGGTAGTTCACGCCCTGCCAGCGGTACAGATCCGCTACCGCACGGGCGATGTCAGCCGGGTATCCGGCATCCCAGAACGCGCCAGTACCGGCCACCGTGAACAGCCACGGCTTCAGCGCCTCCAGGACGCCCAGAGCCTTCTGGGTCTCGTAGTCCAGCACGCCGTCGGTGCGTAGCCCGCCCTTGTTGCGCTGGAACGTCTTCACGGCCTCCGTCAGTGCGGGGGTGAACTTCTTGGTCAAACCCAGCTGCTTGCCGTACGAGAACTTCGCTCGCAGCTCGCCGATAGCGGCCAGAACGGGCAGGCCCTCCATGCCTTCCTGCCAACCGATCCATGCCATAGTGCCTCCTTCAAGGCAGAAGAAACGGACCCACCAAACGAGGTGAGCCCGTTCCTGTTTCGTGCTTGTCAGTCCTTGTAGGACGCGATGAGCTGCTCTGCGAGAGTCGGATGCTTCTCCAGCGCAGCCTGTGCGGCGTACGGGTCGTCCGTCGCCTTCTCGATGACCGCCTTCGCGATCTCGGGGTCCGTGTCGAACTCATCGAAGATCTGATCGATGGTCGCCTTGTTGCGAACCGCCCACGTCGCAGCGGTCACGAGAACCGAAAACCCTACGGCCACAGCGTGAAGCCATGGGTGGGTAGTCGACGCCTCAAGCATCGCTGCCAGACCCTCCATACCGGCCAGCGCGGTAGCACCAGCGGCGGCAGCCTTCTTGACCTCAGCTAGCTTCATCGCATCAGGCCTCCGATGAACTTGCCGATGTCGCCGATGAACTCGTTCAAGTCGCCACCGTCTGGAAGGATCGCCTTCACCTCGTCGGGGATCATCCCGTCGAGCATCTCGATCAGCTTCTCCTCGACCAGCGGCTCGATGTGCGGCCACACTGCCGCGAAGATCATTCCGATCAGCTTCTTCTTCACTCGCCTACCTCTTCCTTGTATGCGGCCATGATCTCCTCGGGGATCGACTGGAAGACCTTCTTCGCCCGAGCGACAGTGGCCTTGTCGGTCACCGCACCCTTGCCCGCAGCCGACCGGCGTACGCGACGAATGGCATCCGAATCACCCAGCACCGCAAGGCGTTCGATCAGCTCGCTGTGCTCCATGCCGTCGTCGTTGAGCAGCATGCCCACGAGGGTGTCGACCGGTCCCTCCCCCGGCTCGCGGTAGATCGAGCGGGACTCCCACTTGTTGGTCAGCTCGAAGAAGATCCGCTGCACCATGGCGCGGTCAGTGTCAGTGAACATGTCGTCCTCCGTGTCGCCTGCGAGGTACTTCTGCAGGTAGGTGTTGAATACGTCCCACGGGAATCCGCCGCCGACATCGGTGTGAGTGCCGATGCCGAGGCCCTTGGTGATCCCGTAGTGATCGGTGATGCCGCTGCTGTTCGGCAGGCTCGCGTAACCGGTGGCCGAATTGCCCACGCGGATAACGGGTTCGATGTTGTACTTCAGGCAGTCCTGAGCAACCAGGTAGGCGCAGATCTTGATGCCGGTGCCCATGTTGTCCAGCCACTGCTGGCGGGTCCATCCCGCGTACGACGGCGCGAACACGTAGTTGATGCAGAAGTTGTTCGCATCTAGAACCGACCACGAGGCCCGGTCGGTATCAACGAGATCCCATGCGCGGTTGTCGTTCCCGATGATGTAGTGGTAGGACACGTTGTTGCGGTCCATCCACTCGTCCAGGGCCTGGCCAGCCATGTTGCCCTCCTCGGTGTGGAGGACGATCAGGCGTGGCTTCTTGCCGTTGCGCGACTGCGAGCCGCTGCCGTCGATCAGGTTGATCTCTTCGAAGAACCGGCCCTCGGGCACGGCCACAGGTGCAGTACCGGCCACCTTGGCGTACAGCTGGTTGATGTCGCCCCACCACTGGGCGTACGCCCACGGCACACCCGACTGCTGCACCGACTGCGCCGAGTTGTTCGCCGCGTCAGCGTTCGATGCGTTGTAGCCGACCTTCTTGAGACGGGTCATGAACTGCGTTGCAGCAGAATGCAGATCCATCTCCGACTGGGTGGTCCCCCACCACAGCTCGCCCTTCGGACCCTTCTGCTGCTGGAAGTAGCCAACCGAGCGGCCATCGTTGGACTCGGAGTCGTGCGCGTAGTTGAACGACTCGGGATCAGCGGGGTTGGCGGGACACCAGAAGCGGCGCTCGAACGGTGCATCGCCGTCCTCGACACCGGCCTCCTGGGAGACCGTCATGCCCGCGATGATGCAGGCACCCTTCTTGTCGGGCATGTCCAGCTCGTCGGCGACCTGGATCAGCACCTTCATCGCCTGCTCGCGAGTGATCAGCGGATCGTCATAGAGAAACTTGGTGAAGCTCAATGTAAGAAACTTTCAATGTCCGTGGGACATGCAAAGAAAATGCCCGAAACTTGTCATGGGGTGTCAGCGATGATCCAGTCCGACACCTGCACACCGGCATCCAAGATGGTCGACTTGAAGCCGAACCCGACATAGCGCTCACCGGGGCCGTGGTCGACCACACTGGTCGAATCAGTCCACGACACAACGGGAGTCATGTCAGTGCCCACGTAGAGCGTGAATGTGTTGGTGATCGGGTTGAACTCAGCGGTGTAGATCTGGTTGTCCTGCGTGTCCTTCGACGCGCTGGCGCGATTAACGAACGTCGTTGGCCCAGTGCCGGTTACGACCGAGATGGTGTCGGAGTCCCAGTCGCCGATGCCGAACACCTGCTTGTGATGGAACCCGGCCCAGTTCGACATGTCGTAGTTCGAGCAAATGACGGTCCACATCTCGCCATTGCTGTTGTCGTGGGCACGAATCGTGTTGTACGTCAACCGAACTGCGTCAGTCTGCAGCGGTGCAAACCACAACATCGCCACGTCAGCCCACGGCGTGAGATCGGTCAGCAGAGTGCCAGCGGCGACAGCGTTCGGATAGCCACGCAGCGAGTTGTCGTACACGCGTGGGTGACCGTTCATGATCCGCCATGCGGGATCGGTCAGCAGGCCAGGCGTGCCGAAGTGGTACTCGTAGGCCACGCCGTCGAACTCGCTCGACTGCGGCGGTGCGTCGGGGTATGGAGCCTCGATGCGGATGACCTGGCCCTGCTCCAGTAGGGTAGGCATAGTCTCGCCGGGGTACGTCACGAACAGCTGCCACGAGTCAGTGCGGGCCAACGTATCCGAGATGTCCGCTGCCTCAGCGAAATCGATATACTTGCCGTCAACAACACCGACGTAGGCACCGACGGTCTGGCCGTAGGTGTTAGCCACAGTCAGCAGCGCAGTGGTCCCGAGTGGGAACTCCCGATTACCGGCCAGCGTGTAGCGGTAGCGCAGCGGATTACCGCGCTGAAGCTCGAGGGGTCGGTTGCTGCGAACTGGGACGAGGGGCTTAAAGCTACCCATCTAGTCCTCTTTCAATTGTACGTCAAGTCGTCAACTTGGCGAGGTTGATCTTGTGGCGCAATGCAATTCGCTCTTCGTCGGTCAAACCGGTGATCTTCGGGAACAAGTCGTCCAGCAGGTCCACCAGGCCGACGACCGCCGTCACCACGACCTCCATGCGCTTCCTCAGCTCCGCGTTCTCCTTGCGGATCTCCTCACGGATCGCCGCCGACAGCTTCTGGACCGCTTCGGTCTCCGTGATCTGAGGTACCTTCGGACGGAATACGCTCTGCCACATGACGACAGCGAGGCCACCCGTGCCAGCGATGCCGCCGAACATTCCGAACAGTTCAGGCCACATCAGTCCATCTCCCACAGCTCGTGAGGGATCAGCGTCGAGTAGCCAGTGCCGCCGAGAGATGCGAGTGCCTGCTCAGTCATCGCCGTCAATGCGCCGGGGCGATCCTCTGCCGTTACGTTCGGAACGCCAATAGCTTCAACGGTCCACACGCCATCGACGCGAGTGGTCGAGACGAGAGGCTCCCCAGTTCGGGCGTCGAACAACTTCATGTGATCAACACCGAAGCCGACGACCTGGTGATCAGTTTGTACGTGGTACATGTGCGCCTCTCACGCTGCGATGTTCGGAGTGATGTCGATGGAAGCGCCCGCACCACTGACGATTACGTTGCCGCCAGTGAATGCACCGGACCCGACGAAGTTGCCACCAGTCGCTGCCGACCAGATGCCACCCTCGGTGTACGTGCCAGCCGCGACCGGGATGTTCACGACAGCGCCAGCATTCGTGCCAGTCGTGCCTGGGGTCCAGGTGGTCAGCTTGCGTGCATAGCCACCACCAGTGGCCTCGTTCGCACCGTTCGTTCCGCCACCAGCCCCGGTGTGTACCGAGATCCATGCCCCCAACGCAGCAATCGCATTCGATGCCGCCTGGTGAGTTGGGTTGGCAATACCCATGTTTCAGCCTTTCGTTAAACCCTGTACGCGTAGAAGAAGGCGCAGCCGTCGCCGCCCTTGTAACCGCTCGAGAACGAGCCGGAAGCCGCTCGACCGCCACCACCAGGTGGATTGCCGACTCCGGTAGTGGTCGCTGCACCGCCCACATAGAGCTGGCCGTTGAGCGTTACGTCCTTGCCGCCGTTGGTGTTACCTGTAGTGGGTGCCTGTCCGGTGGTGTCGCCGGTACCGATGCCGGGAGACGCCCCGCCATTCGCAGACAGGAATGTGGTTGATCCCGAGATGACGGAAGTGATGCCACCAGGACCGGCGTTCGTGACCGTGGTACCTGCGTTTCCGCCGCCACCAACGGTGACGCTGACGCTCGTCAGCCCTGGATAGCTGGCCAGGGCAACCGTGGCCCACGCCCACTGACCAGGAAGGCCACCCTTGGAGTTCGCGAGGATCGTCGCACCCGATCCACCACTGCCACCGCCGATGAGGACAACGTCGACATGCGTTGCCCACCACGGGATCGTGTACGTCCCCAGGATGACCGGTCCAGGCATCGTCGTCAGCTCTGGAGCGTGACGCAGGTTCGCACCGAATCCCAGAGACGGGATCGCCTCGGCGGTGAACGAAGCCGGGTAATGCTGACCGGCAGTCGCACCGATCTGCGGAGTGATCGTGATGCCGAACGTCCGTGCGTAGCGTTCTGCTGCAGCGAACCCGAGACCAGGAGTCGTGGCGATCTGCAGGGCACGGGCGTAGTGCTCGTTGGCCGACATAGCTACCGACGGCGACAGCGAGATCCGCAGGTCCGCAGGGATCGGAGCAGGAGGCTCCATACCGATAACCGGGTTGACCACCAGGCCGAACTCGGCAACCGACACACCGCGTGCGTCCATCCCGATCTGGGGAACGATGACCAGGCCAAGCTCCGCAGCCCGCCGCGACATGGCCGACATACCGATGATCGGAGTCACCGACAGGCTCATCTCGCGGGAGATGTGCGCCCACCAGCTCTGCGCCGGATCCGGCACCCGGCTCAGTGGCGAGTCGAACCAGCTGGGGAGATTCCGCTTAACGGGATTGGCAGGCGTGGCACCCCAACTCACGACCAATCCTTCAGAGTCCAGTTGTCGATTCGGCCCGCGTTGAATGCGGTCGACCGACTAATCCGAATTCCGCCATATCGGAAGTTCGGGCCATGCTTCATAAGCGATCCGGTGTCAGCCCAACTCAGGCCGATGTCCTGCCCGTTCTTTCGTACGTAGTACGTGCCGGTGGCCGGGTCGTAATACAGCTGCCATGTCGTGTCATTCAGCACAGAAGCAACCGAGGCCCGCTCAGTGAGCGAGTTGTAAGGGCCGGTGTAGATCTTCGCGGTATTCAGGTTGACGCCCAGATAAACAACCTGGCTCAGGTCACGCGAGCAATTCAGCAGCAGGCCACAACGCGGGCCAGTTACGGCGACCGTGGTCTCGTAAAGCGTTCCTTCAACGAGGATCCTGTCCCCGCCAGTCGGGCGAATGTAGAGCGCGTTCTGTGAGCCGTCAGTGAGACCGGAGAACGAAGCGCGGTTACCCGAGATCGTGATCTGGTTGGTGGCGGTGTCCGACTTCAGGAACCACAGCGAGCCGAGCGTTCCACGGTTGTAGTCGTCGGTGTGTGTCTGGTCGTTGCCCGCCTGATTCTTCGTCGCAACGAGCGCCCACATCATCGGGAACGACGAACCATTCGTCGTCATCGACACAAGCTCTGCTGCCGTGTACGAAGTCTTCGTCGCCAGAGTGCTGTCCGCGTAGCCGCACGTGTTGGCCAAGCCGTCGCGCCACGACATCGCACGAACCCAAAGCCCAGTGGTCGTGGTTGAACTGTTGCGAACCCGCACCCAGTACATCTCGCCCTCCTGGGCGATGACGCCAGGCAGAGTCGCCTCGACGTAAATGTCCACGTCATAGTCGTTGATCTGCGCGGATACTTCCGCCGAAGACACCAGCGTGAGTGCGCCAGCCGCGTCTTCACGGAACAACTCGAGGTAGACGTTGTTCAGAACACCGTTGTCCTTGTTCAAGGTGACGCCGATGGTGTCCCACACCGTGGTGTTCGACGCAGTGATGCGTGCGAGGCGTGCAGCGTTCTGCGAGATGCGCCATGGCGCGGCGAACGCCTCAACATCATTCGAGTCGATGGGGTGCGTGTGAGCAGTGCCCGCCGACTGTGCGCCGGTAACACCCGACACCGACTGGCTCATGTTCATGACCTCGGGGTAGGTCACGTCACCAATCGAGTAGCGGCACACCCACGTCGGGTTGCGGTAACCCTGCGTCAGCGCAGCGATCTGGAAGTTCTGCTGGTTGACCTGATTCGACGTAGTGGTGTTCTGGAAATTCACCAGGCTGTTGAACCAGTCCACGACATTGCCAATGGCAGTGCTGATTGGCGTCACTACATTGCCAATAAGCACGTCACCGATCTGGTTGATCGCCGTGTTCAAATTGCCCAGCGCAGTTCCCAGACCAGTGATCATCGACTGCGCCAATGGGCCGATAACCGAACCGGGATCGGTCAATAGCTTGCCGACCAGATTCAACAAATCGGCGGCAGTGCTCTCAGTCGAAGAAAGCCAATCGCCGAATTCATCAGCGAGATGGCCAATGCGCTCAACCAGCGAGCCGGAAACGTCAATTCCCAATGCCGCCAGGACATTGTCGACTAGCGACTCGAGCCAGCTCAGTAGGTCAGTGAGGGCCTGGACCAATCCATCCACAAGCATCTGCGGCAATAGGCCGGTCTTATGGATGTCCGCGTCATCGAAATGAATTACGCCCGCAGTAACAGCAGCAGACACAACGAGCACCACGGCCACGCTGTCGACGTTGTCGGGGACGGTGTGAGTGCCGCCGATCTTCGTCCACCCGGCAGAACCGGAGGGAGAGATCGATCCCAGCACCACAACAGGGCCAGGGGTATCGCCGTTGTAGTAGGCCAGCTGCACCTGGATCGCGCCCGAGGTCGCCCCGGCGTACATCACGTACACGGACGCGTCGAGCTTCTGATCCTTGGAGACACCGATCTTCTCGGTGTAGAGCTTCTTGAGGGTGCCGTCAGCAACACACATGGCCGACCCCGAACCCTCGGTGCCGGTGTGGTCGACGGTGCCGTCCCAGTCCCAGCCGTCCACCTCAGCCATGGAGACCTCAGCGTTGAACGCGCCGTTGACAACCAGGTTCGGCATACCCAGGCCGATGTGACCCACGGGGATCTCAGGCAGCCACTCGCCACCGATCAGCCCAGTGAGCGCGTCGATGAACGGCTTCACCACGATCTCGGTGAACTGCTTTGCTGCGGCAGCCGGATCGAAGTCGGGATCAGTGAAGTCGACCGCCTCGAAGAAGCGGCGGATGTTCAGGAAGTAGGTGCCGAGATCGTTCTCGTCACCGTCCTCAATGCCCGTGATCAGCTCAACGAGGTCACCAAGGCCGGGAACCTTCTGCACCAGAGCCAGGAGGCCGCTGGTAGTGGTGATTCCCGACAGATCGATGTGCGGGAACATCCTGTGTACCAGCGCCATCAGGGGGCCGAGCACCACACCTAGCGTGGCGTCGACACCCTCGAACACCTTGTCCGAGAAGTCCTTCAGGGTCGAGTTGTTGTTGACCCGATCCTGAAGCATCGCCTTGATGGCGTCCTCGGTGCGGGCAGACAGATTCGAAAGTCCCGCTCCGACAACAGGTCCGTCCCAGCCGTCGATGTTGTAGCCATCGTCGCCAGCTTCGACTGGGTAAGTCACCGGCTACTCCTGGGGCTTGGTGCTGATGTACTTGATCAGCGTCAACATGCGTTTGATCTCGGCGTCGTACTGGCGCACCAACTTGATGCGCTCCTTCTCGGTGCCCGCCGCGTGAATCTGCCGAAGAACCTCGGCATGCTCTGGGTGCTCAGCTGCGATGAACTCGAGCACCTCTTCGGCACCCTGCTCCAGAGTCATCTCGGGCTCGTCGGGCTTCTCGTCAACGATCTGGGCGCACTCGAACTGCCCACCGCCGACCAGCCACTTGGTGGCCAGTTCGGGGTGGTACCGCAGTCCGAGGGCGTACCACAATTCGCTTGTGGGTTCCCATGATTGAACGATTGCCATCGGCTGGTTGGGGTTGTTTCCCGGTCGGGGATCCACCATTCCCGCACCCAGCACAAAAGCCATCCCCTTCGGGGAGTCAGGATCTGGGGCGTGGACATTCAAAGGTGGCATAGCTGCTCCTATCCACTACCTCCCATTATCCCATGGAAGTTAGAGCACCTAGTTAGCTGACCAGGTGAACACCGATGTTGTTCAAGATGTCCCTAATCTTCTTGGTTAGCCGTGCAAGACGTTCGCCAACCGACATCGCCGCCTTGTTCTGGCCGATCTTCACTTGCACCGAAAGTGGCGTGTTCCCACCGTGATCCCAGCTGCAGATGATCTCCTCGCACTGCGCGACGAAGATCTTGTTCTTGTAGCCGCGAGCGGTCGAGCCGATACGCGAACCGATGGTGAAGTGAGCGCCGGGGATGATCCACGAGTTGCCGCGAAGCGACAGGGTGTGGCTGGTCTCCGACTTCGACGCCAGGAAGCCGCCACGCAGCGCAGCGAGAGCCGACAGCGACCAGCTGTTGTTCTCGGCACCCTGCTGGTACAGCTCCCACAGGTGAACCCAACCCAGGTTCTTTGCTCGACCGGTGTTCTTCCACTCCAGCCACGCCGCAATCGTGCCCTGCAAAAATGGCATAATCACGTCTGCTGCAATGGTTCCCGCCGAGGAGAAGCCCCCCATCAGGAAGTAACCGAGGATATTTCCTGTGGTCTCGATGATTAGCCGAGCGATGGCATCTGCGGCAGGGTTGTCGCCACCAACGATGACGCTCACAGCAGTGGCTGGGCTCCACGTCAGCTCCGACGTTTCCACTGGAGACCAGCTGCTGTCCCTGATGACCAACCACGGCATTTGCGCCAAGGTGGCAAGCCACCCGCTCCCGTAGTACTCGTCAGGGTGGTAGGTCTCGTCGTCAGTCAGTACGGACGCGGTGTCCTCGATGAATCCGCCGACGTACACGGCCACCGAGCGGACCATGCCGTCCATGATGGTTCCACCCAGGAAGGTGCCGCCCAGCAGTGGATTGAAGTACCCACTGTCGTCAACGATCTCGAATACAAGAGCACCGTTCGCGACAGTCTCAACGAACAGCAGACCAGTCTCCGACTCACCCTCGTCGGAGAAGATTCGACGCCAGCGGATCGTCAGCTGCGCATCCTCGAGCGCATCTGCCAGCACCGCGTCGATGGGGTTCATGCGGGTGCCGAGCACCGTCCACAGCGAACTGTCATCCAGCGCAAGTGGATTGCACTTGATGTGTACCTGCCAGTTCTCCCATTCAGTTGGCAAGATCGACAACCACTGGCTAAGATCAAATGGATCGTCTGGCAGCGTCCACAAGTGCCCCTGAACGCGAATCAGGTTGAGTAGCACCATGATTGAGCACGCCCACTTGGCCGGACCCAGAATTGGCAGCACTCGAGGCCACTGGAAGACCGGGATCGGAAGCGCGGGATTCGGTGGCCCCAAAAGGAACTGGAGGAACTGGAGGTCATCGTTGAACGTGAACTCCATGTACGCCATGCCGTCACGCATCTTCTTCGCGTGGTGATGCAGCAGACCGGTCCAGCGCAGCTTCCCACCGAAGAAGTCGACGCGGATGACGATGTTCTTCTTCGCCATCGGGTCATCCGGCACATCGCGCAACCACTCTGAGATGTAGTGGTCGAAGCGCAGCTCAAGCACACCCTGAGCGCTGACGTTCTTCTTGAATGGGAACGAGGCCTTGATCGTGTCCTGGTAGGCGACACGACCGTAGTACTCAAGCCCTTCCGACCCGTCATCAGGGTTGCGGTAGAACGTGATCATCGGCTTCGCCATACGCATCCACATCAGCTGGTCGCGGTACGACTCAACTTCGGTCTCGATGTGGTCCAGCTCCGCGATGCGGTCCAGTACAGGTGCAGTCATCAGATCGCCCCCACTGGTCGGCTCCACGGACGCGTGTACCACTTCGGAACCTCAAGGCGTGCAGCGAAACCACCCGTAGCGTCCTTGACGGCAACGGGGATCCGGCTGTAGGTGCCACCCGCGATTGGGTATAGCAAGTCCTGGCCCTTCCATAGGCCCTGAAGGTGGATCTTGTTCTTGGCCAGCAAGGTCTGGACGCGTGGATCCGAATTAGCCACGCAGCCAGCGCCCTTCGGCAGGTATGGCAGGACGACAGTGCGTCCCGAGTCCTCGATGCCGCGCCCGTATTCCTGGTTGCCCCAGGAGAAGTCGGGCAGACGCCACCGCGCCCGGTCGGTGAGAGTCCACTTCGGCCACACCGGCACGTCGCAGTCGACGTTGAGCTTGAAGGTCTTACGCGCACTGGCAGTAGACCCGTCGAACTCGTAGAAGTCCGATGGCCCAACGAAGAACGGCAGCTCAGCGGCCAGCGTCATCACGACAGTGCTGCAGGCGTACAGGGCGGGATCCTTGCCCTCCCAGTCGCCCGAGTCGTAGGCCTGCGGCTCCTCCAGGAGACGGACCTTCAGCTCACGCCAGCCGTCCGAGGTGGTGAAGCGGATCCGAGCTTCCTTGACGTAATCGAATGCGAAACGCCAGCGGGAATCGATGGTGCGCCACGTCTCAGGGTGGCCGTCGTCGGCGAAGATGTTGACGGTGAAGACCACATCTCGTCGCTCCCAACGGAAGTCAACGAAGGTCTGACCGTACGCACCTGGAAGCCAGAGCGACTTCACAGGTGCGTCGATCATTCCCTTGAGCTTCGGCATCAGCTCGACGCCCTGCTCACCCTTGCCGGGACCGGACACGCAGAAGTACTCACCGTGTACCCCGAAGATCTCAATCTTCGCGGTGTAATCCATTGTGTCCATTAGTACTTCCCGATGAATGGCATAGCGGCCTGAGCGTCCGAGGTCGCCTGGACCCGCTTGAACTCGTCAAGGTTGGTGACGTGGTACTGGCGGTTGTCGACCGCGTTGATCTGCGGCACACCCGTCTGCATCTGCTGGCGATCAGGCAGAAGCGGTACGCCAGAAGCACTCTGGGTCGAACCGCTCGTAGCAGTTCCCACCAGGAGCGACGACAGGATGTTCAGGCCACCAGTGATGGCCGATCCTGCGATCTGGGCACCAGCCTGGATGCCAGCTCCACCAGCACCGCCAGCTGCAGGCCCACCAACAGTGGTGAGACCCATCGACGCGGCCATTCCAGCCAGGCCACCGATGGCACCTGCAGCACCCTGGATCGCGCCACTCAACGCCGGGTTGTTGTGGTCGTTCGACGTAGGCGAAGCACCGAAGACAGCACGCGGATCACCTACGTCAGTAGGCGAAGCGCCAGGCTGGCCAACACTTCCGCCAGCGCCGCCGATGGAACCACCCAGTCCCCCGATGGAGGACATGGCGTCCTGGACTGCGGGGAGGGCACCAGGGTCGGGAGCGGGAGCAGTCGCCCCCGGTCCTGGTGCGCCTCCAGCTGCAGGGGCAGGAGCCGGTCCAGCAGGTGCTGGTGCCGGTGCCCCAAGATCCAATGGGCCAGGAGTCTGGCCAGGAACTGGCTGCGGCTGCAGTAGCGGCCAACCGCCCTCAGCGAAACGCTGGATAGCGTCACGCGGAATCGCCTTGGAGTTCAGCGCATTGAACAGTCCAGCGCCGTAGTACTTCGTCGCACCACTTCCAGTGCGGTACTCGCCGTTCGACAGCCACGCATTGCCGCCAGCGGTGATACCACCCTTGGCGTACCAGTGCGGCGAACGCGACAGCCACTTGTTGTAGGCGTTCGAAGGAGTGCCGTAGCGATCCTTGATGTACCGCATGCCAGCGGTGGCCTGCTGGTACGGATCACGGCTGTAGCCACCCAGAGCGCCGTACTGGTCGTTCTCGTGACCGAGGAACTGGAACAGGCCGAACGCACCCGAGTCCTTGTTCGAGATCGTTGGATCCCAGCTGCTTTCGCCAGCCAGGAGCTTGTCCAGCGCGTTCCACTCCGAGTTCGGGAACCCCGCCTCGAGGAAGGCCTTGTAGACCGACTTGCGGGTCTCCGAGGAGCCGCCACCACCAGTTGGGTTGAAGGCATCCAGCGCCGCGTTCAGCGGATCGCCGATACCACCCGCGCCCGAGGCGTACTGGTCCAGCGCCATACCGGCTACGTCGGAACCGTCTCCACCCTCGGAGTCGTCATCGTCGTCGCCGAGCGCCCAGTTCCCAACCTCCTGGAGAGGTCCGAGGACCGATCCGAAGTTGATGCCGGTGATGCCCGACAGGAACTGAGATCCGATACCCAGCAGTGCGCTACCGACTGCACTGGCCTGTCCCCCGAGGAACTTGAAGACGTTTGCCGGGTCGTACGCCTTCGCGTAGCGAGCCTCCCAGCGCTCACGGCTGAAGAGGTTGTCCCACTTCTTCTTCACCAGTTCCATCGGCGAGAGACGCTCACCGTTGAGCAGTTCGCCGTTCTTGCCGGTGACGAGGCCCTGTAGCCCGTTCTGCATCGAGGCAGGCACACCCTCGAGTGCGAGGTGAGCGTGGTTGCCGTGGGCAGGTAGATCCCCGCCGTAGACAGCCTGCAGCTCGTCACCCGACAGGATGCGACCGTTGATGATTCCGTACGGCCCGTCAGGTCCGTTGAAGATCAGCTGGCGCGTAGCCGCGACCTTCGCCGGATCCGACATCCACTGGCGAACGAACGCCGAGATGGCACCGCTCTTCGCCTGGTCCGAGTTACCGATGTCCAGCGCACGGTTCATCGAGTGCTGGCCACCGTCAGGGTTGTGCGTTCCACCGTGGTTGGTGTCCGCACCCGAGCCGATAGCTAGGCCCTGAGATCCCGCTACCTGCTGGAGGTAACCGAGGATGTTGGCGTTCGGAATGGTCGCGCCAGGAGCCTTCGAGCGTGCCGACGACTCGGTGTCCGGTAGTGCCCCACTTCCGCTGAGATCCAACCCAGTTGGCGGGATGTAGCTCGCGGTCGGCGGAATGTAGTTGTCCGTCGGCGCAGGAGTAGGCGGAAGAGGCGCTGTACGCGACACAGGCGTGCTGAAACGCTCAGTGGCGGTAGTTGCCGCAGGCGGTGCCAAAGCAGGCGCAGGAGGCGCTACAGGCGGTGCTGGAGTAGCAGCCTGGTTGATCGGCAACGGTGCCGGATCAAACGGAGTGACCGGCGCAGGCGACAACGGCCAACCGCCACCCGCAAGACGCGGCAGACGCTTCGCGTTCAGATCGTCAAACAGCTTGGTGCCGTAGTAACGAACCGCATCCGCGTTCGTGATGTGCTCGTAGTTCGAGACCTTCGCCAAGATGGCGTCGTCACGAGGACCACCAGGACCACGGACCAGACCACCGTCGGCGTACCCAGGCACCGCAGGCAGCCACTGATCAGTGATGCCCGCAGGGATCGTTGCAATCCACTGGCCAGTTGGGTTCGGCTGATCCGAGACCTCAACACCGAACTGGTTGCGCCACTGCTCACGCAGCTGCGGACCAGGATCCTTGTTCAGCTGAACAACACCCTCGCCCGAGACGCTGGTCGTCAGGCTTCCGAGATCAGGCTCGAACGGTGCGAGGATCTGAGCTGGAGCACCCAGTTCACGCTTGCCACTGCGAGTCTGCGAGATCGCCAGATTGTTCTGGGCGTCATTGAGATTCGTCTGGTGGTTCTGCGTCAGAACCTGGGCAGCACCGAATAGATCCTTGTTAGGCAACGCATTTGCGACCTTGGCAAGATCTGGGAACGTGATGGCCTGCTGGCTACCGAACTCATCCCCGACGGACTCCATCTGGGGGTTGTCGATGGCCTGCTGGACCTTCTTCTGGGCACCAGGATCACCGATCCCCGCCATGATGACATCGCGGGAACTGATGCCGTACGTGCCGAAGTTCGACGCGTTGTTCTTCCAGAGGTCAGTGCCCTCGAGATCCTTGGTGAGCTGGTCAATCCAGCCCTTCTGCTGCTCGTTGAACTTGTCCGACTGGTTCGGCGCACCGGCAGTGATCGCAGTGGTGCGAGGATCCCAACCGAGACGCTGGAACGCGTCGAACGGCACGAAGTTCTGATCCACACCAGGGATCGGCACAGGCTTCTTGAACGTGCGCAGCGACTCATCGAGAGTCTGCGCAGTAAACGCACCAGTGGTCGAATCCAGCGTGGTGGCAAGGTTCTTCAGCGCATCGTCCTGCAACTTCGCATCGCGTGCGGCGTTGCGATGAGCCTCGCCCAGCTTGTCGACAGCTGCAGTGACCAGAACGAATCCGGCCATGAGTGCAGCGCCAGGCAGCATCGCGCTACCCAGCGACTTGAAGCTGCCCCACAGGCTCGCACCGATTCCGCCGACAGCGCTCGTTCCGCCGACCTTCGACGCGGCAGTGGAGGCCTCGTTACCGAGATCCTTGATCCGCGACGACGCGGTACCGGCAGTGTCGACAACGCCATTCAGCGCAGGCGGAATGTTGCTGGTGACCTGCAGCAGCGATGGGAAGCGAACCTGGGCCAGCTTGCGAGTCTCGTCGCTGACGGTCGCCAGCTTGGACGAAGCAGTGCCCGCCGCCAACGAAGAATCGTTCAGGACAGGCGGAATACCCGACGCCACCTGAGCGAGGACAGGGAATCGCTGGTTGGCAGTGGAGATCTGGCGGTTCAGATCCGCAGTGGTGTACGTGGAGAACTTCGCCTGAGTGCCAACATCCTTGATGCCCGCGCCCGACTTGATCGCGTTCTGCCCGAGTGTGGCGATAGGCGGTCCAGCCTGACGAGCCTCACGGCTCAGCGCCTGGAGCATTCCCGCCGACAGCTGCGGTCCCTGCATAGGACCAAGGCGTGAACCCGACCTCAGATCAGTCGGTCCAACCCCAGCGAAGCCAGGAGGCAGGGCAGGCCCCTGCATCGCACCCATTCCCGAGGACTTGACCTCGAAGAACTTGCTGTAGCTGGTGGAGCCCTTCGGTGCAGCGGTCAGAGGCCCCTGCCAGCGGCTCCCCGTAGTCGGAGTGGTCTCTGGCTGGACGAGCGACCCACCACCGCGCCACGGTGCCAGGTTGGCACCACGCATGGCCGGATCGAATCCACGGCTGCGGTACTCGGCAGGCTGGGCGAAGGCACGACGAATCGCCGCGACATCCCGAGCGTTCTCAAGACGCTGAGGCAGCGGTACCGGCGAGAGTCCAATTCCAGCGCGGTTGCGCTCCGACTCCCACTTCTTCAGCAGGGCCTGGGCGCTGCCAGCCTCACGCTGGTTCGCCAGGTCGGCACTGAGACGGCGAGCTGCAGCGAGATCCCCGCCGACAGGACCACCGCTCGTTAGGCGAGCACGGTCATTCTGAGCACCCCACTGGGCCATGAACGCCTGCTGCATCGCCTGACCACTGCGGTCAGTACCCAGCGTCTCGTTCGAGACACCACGAGCAGCCTGACGGGCCGCGTAGCTTGCGTTCGCACGGTCCAGGCGCTCACGGAGAGTTCCCGTACCCAGGCCGAATCCAGCGGCCTCACGACGAGCAGCCTCATCCCCGCGTGCGGAGACAGTCGACGCCATCGAGCCGATAGGAGTGGCCGACAGCTGGCTGGTCGCACGCTGCAGGTTGCCCACCTTCGTGGTGGCAGCCTCAATGCGGTTACCGAGGTTGTCGTACGCAGTGACCTGACGCTGAACAGCAGCAGCCAGAGAAGCATTCGAAGATACGGTGGCAGTGGCCTGGCCAGCGGCAGCCTTCTTCGCCTTGTCGGCGGCAGCTACCTGAGCGTCCCCAGCCTCGTCAACCTCGCCACGGAACTTGCGGATACCGTCAGCAGCGCCCTTGATGCCAGGGATGGCCGACAGCATCGTGGTCTCCGATGCCAGCAGAACAGCCTTGGTGTAGAGCTTCCAGCCACCGGTCAGCATGTCGAAGATCGGCTTGGTGGTACGCAGCAGCAGGTAGCCGCCGAGCATCACCTTCAGCAGGCCGGTGTGGTCCTCAATGGCCTTGCCGATCTTGAGCAGCGCACCAGCAGCACCCAGCAGGACAACCGACCAGTCACGCGCCACATCGACGGCGTCACTGATGAACGGACGCATGTCCTTGATGGCGTCCTTGATCTTGCCGATCAGCTCACGCGCACGGTCGAAGTAGTCGATCAGCTTCTGCTTGCCGTCAGCCGACTTCAGGAAGTTCGCGAGATCCTCGGTCGCGGTGCGCAGGGTCGAGATCAGACCGCCCTGAGGTCCACCCGAACGAGTGAACGCATCGGCCACCGACGAGATGATCGAGCCGATGTTCGCAGCGGCATTGCCCAGATCAGTCAGGGCATTCAGGCCATCATCGATCCACTTGTCGAGCGAGCCATCCTTGGAGATGCGCTCAGTCCACGCATCGAAGCGACCGAAAACCTTTGCGGCAGCGTCACCTAGACGCGGCAGGAAGTCGGTGCCCTCCTTCGTCAAGCGGAGGATGCCGTTGATCAACGGATCCATACCCGCCGACAGACGGTCCAGGGCAGCGCCAGTGTTGCCGAAGATGCGACCCATCAGGTCGCCGTTCTCCTTCTGGCCCAACGACTCACCGATGGAGCGGAAGTTCGCGTTCAGACCCGACGCGACACGGGAAAGCCCAATCTCCAAGCCAGGCAAAGTCTTCTGGCCGAGATCCAGGATGGTCTTATCGATCCCATCCCACAGGTTGTTCTGGACACTCTGCTGCAGCTTCGTCCACGCGCCACTCAGGCTGTGGGCAGCCTCAACTGCCTTCGCGGCGTTCGGAGCCAGCTTGGCCAGCTCGTCAGCGACCTTCGACGTGTTCGTCTTGTCGAGACGCTCAGTGGCGTCACGGATCGCGTCCAGGGCGTCGACCACACGGTCGGCACCGTCCACACCCTTGGCGTTCGCCTCGGCGACATCCTCCGATGTGCGGGCAGCCTTGGTGCGGACCTCCTGGAGACGCTCCACGGCCTGGGCGTACGACAGCTGGTCGCGGCGGTACTCCAGCAGAGTGTTCTGGCCACCCTTGCGGAGCTTGTCGGCAGCCTCCTGCACACCCAGCACGGCGTCGGCCACATTCAGGCTCGAGCGACGGTTCTCCGCGTTCAGATCCTGGATCTCGCGCACAGTGTCGCGGACAGCCGAACGGTAGTCACGGTACGACCGCTGGATCTGGCGGTTGGCGTCAGCGACATCACGAGTGTGCTGCGCCGAGTTCTTGGTCTCCTCGCCGTACGCCTTGAACGCGTCCGAGATTCCGCGCATGCCAATGGCAAAAGCGCCGACCGATGCCATGGCACCGCCGACTAGACCAGGAAGGAGGAAGAGAGACTTGCCCAGAGCATCAATGGCGGTAGTCGCGCTACCGGCAGCGTAGGCCAGTGCGGGCAGGGCATCGAGCCCAAATACCTTGACGTTGAGGCGAATAGCCTTAGAAAGCGACGAGCGCTTGAAGACGTGCTCGACGGTCGTGATCTCACGAGTGAAGAGAGCGAGGCTCTTCTGGGCGTCCTTGAAGTCCGCCTTGACCGGCACGTTGATTGCGTTGAGACGCTGGCGCTCACGCCATGCAGTCATCTGCGCAGTGGCCCGCTTGAGGTCGGGATCGATCCGAACCTCAACGGGGTTGAATGTCATCTCGCGGAGACGGCGATCCGCCTCAGGCTTGAACCCACGGAGGGTGGGAACAATGCGGATCGCGGCCTCGCCCGCAAGGGCCTTGGCCATGAATTAGTCCTTCGTAGCTGACTTTTCCCGACGACGCTGGATACGCTCTGCGTTCTTGCGAGCCCGATCCTGGGCCTTCGCGACGGCGTCGTGGGTCTTGATGATCTTCCGCTGCAAGCGAAGAGCGAGCCCAGGAATGACAGGGCGCGGCAGCTGCTTGCCGGTCTGCAACTCGATCAAATTCTTGATGAGAGAGACCAATTCGGTGTGTCCGAAGATTCGGACCTTGTGCGGACCATCGTCAGAGTCCTTGCGTGACCCCATCCACTCGATAGTTTGTGGGTCTAGGAGGACAGCTTCATTGGTCATGGTCCCCGAGATATTCATCAGGGTGTCGAAGTACCCGAGCAGCTCGTCCATCGGACGCTTGCGCTGCCACCAGGGCGAGCCGTCGGCCTTAGGACCGACGTGCTCCCACTGGAAGTACTCGTTTGCGGAGAAGTTCAGGAGATGCTGGCAATCCCAGCAGATCGCCGACCAGTAGCGATCAACGATCTCCCTCAGCCTTTTAGGTCGTCATCCCCCGTGGTACCGAACATGTGCTTCAGGTACATCACGTTGAAGTTCTCCCAGATGTGGACCGGCTTGTTGTCGAAGATCTCGTGAACCAGGTCGAACTGGTCCCCGAACAGGGCACGCTCGCCTGCCTCGACATCCTTGGCGTTGCGCCAGGCGTCGATCTGATCCTTCGTCGGCTCAACGAGGGTCAACACATCGTGGCCGGGTGCCTTGATGACAATCGGCGGAATGTGGTTCTCGGTCTGCAGCTTCAGCCAAACCTCATCCACAGCCTCCTCGGCTGCATCCTCGGCCTGTGCTGCTGCCTTGCTGGTGCGGGTAGTCGCCATATGATTCTGCTCCTTAATCGATGGCTACAGGTGGAAACCCCAGCCCCCCAACCGAAGTCGGGGAGCCGGGGCTATCACGAGAGGGATCAGACAGTGACGGTGAACGTCACGGTCGCGGTCTTGCCCTGGTAAGTCGCGGTCACGGTCGCGGTACCAGCTGCCAGCGCGGTCACAGTGCCGTCCTTGGCCACCGAAACCTTGTCGGGGCCAGTGGTCACCGTGTACTTCACGATTGGCGTGTAGTTGATGCCGTTCGAGCCGGTCACCACGATCTGCGCGTCGTCGCCGACCTGCAGAGCGGTGTCAGCCGAAGTGGCCTCCAGCGCGGTGATCGGAGCCACGAAGCCGGTCTTGTCGACCAGACGCAGCCAGCCTGGGCCACACCAACCCTGCAGAACCGCGAACCCGAGAGTCGAGTCCTTGAAGGCCTGGAAGGTCATGTTGTACGAGACAGCGCCGTCGTCCTGCGAAGTCTGGCTGTCAACCTTGACCAGCTTGACGCGAGGCATGATGTAGTAGGCGAACAGATCCTCGCCGTTCACGTCATCGGTCGCCACCAGGTAGGCGCGGTAGAAGACGTTCTTCGGCAGGGTCGGTGCCTTGAAGGTCACACCACCGTGCGCCGAGACCTCGAGGTTGGTCTCATCGAAGACAGTTCCCCAGAACTTCTCCAGCACAACCTTGTTGGTCTCCAGGAAGTTCGCCTGGAACTGCACGACGCGCTTGGAGATGATCGTACGGACGGGCTCAGCGTCACCGTAGCCGTCGATGTCCTTCGAATCGATGTCGTGGGTCAGCGATACGCCAGCCTGCTTCTCGATGACACCAGCCGACTCGGCGGTAACCGGAACCACCAGGTCACCAGTGACGGTGTCCTCAAGGGTCTCTACCGCATCGTTGTCGGTCGAGTCGAACAGGATCGCGAAGTGAAGGTGAGCGAGTACCAGGTCGTTGTGGGCATCGCGAATGGTCTCAAAATCAGCCATGGCTTGATGAAATCCTTAGTTACGGAAGTGAATTCAAGATCTTGCGATAGTTCGGAAGGTCGAAAGGTTCTCGAACGCCGATCTTGAAGGTGACGGGAATGAACTTCTCGTCCACCATTTGCTCTGGGATGAGCTGCGGACCTAGCCACTCCTCGGAGCCAGCCATGGAAGTGGTTTCGCCATCCGGCATCTCGACCGGATAGCCAACGCACACATCGTGTTCCATCATTCGGCGCACGAACGTGACGAGCTTCCAAGACTCAGCACGAGTCGGTGTGATCGCGGCCAGCTGTACCAGGGCCTGGTCCCGACGGAGATCGGGATCGAACTTGCCTGGCTGCCGCCAAATCCGCAGAGTAGGCTGCGTGCCTCCAACTTCCTCGCCGGGAGACAATGTGTAGTGCCCCTTGGGGAGCCACGTACACAGGTACACCCTGTTACCGAGGATCCGCTTGAAGTAGCTCATCACGAGCTGCTCCGCGTCGGTGAAGCCTCCCTCGTACCACTCAGGAAGCTCCAACATGTCGGACAAGGGAATTCCTAGATGGGTCGAAGGTGCTGATAGAGCGATTCGCGCAGATCGTGCGAACCCTCGTAAGTCGAGTTGTTCTGTCCCTCAGCAGGACTGTGGCGACCGAACTCGTCGGCAGCGGCGTACGGGGACTCCACCGAGATCTCGCCTACCCAGCGATCTCCCTTGAATCCGCCTACGAACACCTCTGCTCGAACCGAACCGGCCAGGGAATCAGGGGAACTCGCGTCACTTCGAGGAGCGATCCGGTTGATGTACGTCGACATCACCAGCGCGGTCCACTCGGCAGTGATCGTCTGGACCCTGGTACTCATCAGGATCTCGGCGAATGCCGGGTTCGATTCCTTATAGAAGAACGCGATACCGGGGCCACCGGCTGGCCCATACAGGTTGGGCTCTAGATACGCCCGCTCATCCGTCAACGGTTCCGTCCACCTGTACCCAGTGGTACTGAGGCTTGGTGCCTGACATGGAGTTCTCGTAATCCCAACGGGGAGCGGAGGTTACCTTGTACACCACGCCGTCGATGACAATGCGGTCACCGAACTGCACCTTGATTAAGTTCTTGTTCGGAATCCCGATCTGCCCTGAGGTGTTCGAGGATTCCTGGCGAGCGAGGGAAGGGCTGGCACTGAGGCCACCCATGATGATTCCCTTGACTTCGCCGAGTTCAGTTCCGAGCTTGCCAACGCGGATTATGTTGCCGTCGGAGTCAATCGGATCACCGTGCTCGTTGCGCTGCGGCACCCGGTACACACGACCAGGGCGTCCACGCGGCATCACAGGTGATCTGCTTCCTCCCAGCCAGGATCGCCGGGATTCAGATATGGAAGCGGCTTGCAACCATTGCCCATACCGATGTATCCGAGAGCGAACACCGGATCATCGCGGTAGGTGGCGACTGAGAACAGTCCCCCGCCTGGGCGGAACCGCTTGAGGAACTTCTCCTCGGCTGCACTGAAGAAGCCGGGAGCGTACTGCTGGTTGTGGTAGGTCGCGGACTCTGGACCCTTGACCTCGTATACGACGCGGCGAGGGTTCTCAAACTCACGTCGAGAAGCACCAAGGATGATGCCCCGCACAGTGACTGGGAAGTCAGATGCGTCTCGGTTCGGCCATAGCTTTCCCGAGATCTGACGAGCCCAGCCACTGCCCACACGGAGAATGAACTCTGCACGGGCAACGTCCTCCGCATCGAAGGACGCGCCCATCCAGATTTCTAGCTCAGCGACAGTGGCGAGCTGGTCGGCACTATCTGCCACTGAGGTCTCCGATCAGGAAGCGGTAACAGCGAGGGTCTTGGTCAGACCGTCGACCAGAGCGGTGATGGTGGCGGTACCCGCAGCGATGCGCGAGATCTTGCCGTTGGCGTCGACCTTCACCTTGGTGTCGTCCGAGCTGGACCAGGTCACCAGAGGATCCCCGGCGCGGTTGTCGCCGTTGTTGTCCTCCAGCTCCAGCTGGGCAGTGGCACCAGCACCCGCGAGGGTGGCAGGTCCAGTCAGCTCAGCGCTGGTCGCCTTCAGGTGCAGACGGGTTCCACGCACGAAGCGAGGGTCGTCGTCCAGGTTGGCGGTCACGGGATCCAGAACGGCCTTCACACCGATCCAGGTGTCCACGATGGAACGCTCAGTGGTGGCGGTGGCGTCGTAGTCGCCCAGCCAGCGCAGCTGCACACCGTTCTCGGTGGCCACAGTCGACGTTGCGACAGTGTTGGTCATCGGACGGCCAGGCGAGCGAGTCAGCATCGCGTAGGCAGTGGGGTGCGACAGGTACGCGTCACCGTGAGGCAGCGTGTCGATGGTCACCACGTCGTACTGGGCCAGACGGCCAATACGGGCAGTCTGCAGGCGGCTTGCACCGGCCTCGCCAGCCGAGTCGTAGCGCACGAAGCGGTCATCCAGCAGCAAGGCCTCCTCGACAGCGGAGCCGACCAGCAGCACGCGTCCATCCTTCGGAACCTTCTGCTCGTTCAGGAAGCGGCGGTTCGAGATCACGCCGTTCCAGATGCCGTCCTCGGCAACCTGCGACACCTTCTCGTACGGAGCCTTGGTGATCAGGTACGACACCGCGTCCTCGATCTGCTCTGCAACTGCACGCACCTGGCGAGGCAGAACATCGACGGCGAACGAACGCACGTCCAGCTCACGCTCTTCGTCGGTCAGGTCGATGCGGTTGTAGATCACATCGGTGAGCTTGATGTCGACAGTGACCTCAGTCAGGTCACTCGCGATCATGTTTCGCGCAGCACCAGTGGCGCGAAGACCACGAGTGTGAGCGATGGTCGGCACCGGAATGCGAATGGTGATGGTGTCGTTGAACTTGTGCGCCACATCGCCGTAGCCGTTCTTGAACACGTAGTTCGGCAGAACCAGCTCGTGCTGCAGCTGTCCAAGGATGCTCGCGATGATTACCGGAGGCTTGATGAAGGCATTTGCCATCGTCAGTTAATCCTTAATCGATAGAATGTGAGAGGGTCGAGACCCGTTCAGCTGAAGCGGATTCCGCCGTTGCTTCGGGTCTTCGCGGTAGCCTCGAGAATCGAAGCGATGAGAGCCTCATCGGACTCGTCCCCGTTACCGCCACCACCATTGCCACGTCCCTTGCCAGCACCCGCGTCGGCATCATCTGCCTTGGGGGCCTTCGGCTTTGGAGTACGCTTTCCGGCGTTCTGACCGTCCTCACTCAGGACGTTGAGTAGCTCTTCGGCACTTGCGCGGATCGCATCCGCATCACCGTCGGTCGAAATGAACTTGGCGTACTTGGGATCGATCCCAACCTCGCCGAGAATCTCGGTCACCAGCTGCTGGCGCTCGATCCCAGCCTTGAAGGCCTTCAGGGAATCCAGCTCCTCCGAGAGAGCGGCCTCACGGGCGTCACGCTTCTCGGCATCCGTCATCGCAGCCTCTTCGAAAGGCTTGAGACGAGCAACTTCTGCCTCAAGTGTAGCACGGGTTTGCTCCAGAGGATCGACCTTCGTCTTCTGGACCCGCGAAAGACGCTTGGTTACCAGGTTATTCGCCCACTCCTCAGCAGCTTCCTGGTTCTCGAACTGCCACCAGGTGTTTGCTGCAGGCGGGGTGATCGCCTCGTCGTTGTCTCCACCGTCGCCACCTTCAGCGGCTGGATTCGGGGTGACTGCTCCACCATCGACGGGCTGGGTCATGATTTCTCTTCTCTCCGAACAATTCTCGGCTGTTCGTTACGCCGCCTGGCCTCAAGCCAGTTGTGATAGCTGGGCCTTCGCCCACTCACGCTGAGGTGAGAACGGGGCTAGGCCGGATGCAGACAGGGCGTCATCCCTGGCCTGCAGTTCGCGCCGAATATCGGTGACGGCAGCGGACTTTCGCTCGTATGGCTGGTACTGCTCCTTGAACTTCAGGATCTGTTCCTGGTTCGACAGCCAGTAGTAATCGCGGGTTACTTGCTCCCACTGGTCGAAGTAGAACTGGGCCTCTTCGTCACGGTGCGCCTCGCCATTGCGACGGGCGAAAGTAGCTTCGTTCGCGTACACGGGACGCAGCTGGCATCGGCAGTAGTCATGAACCTTCGCCACATTCGAGAACTTCTCGGGTAGCTCAGGACCGTCCTTCGGCGGCAGGAAGTCCTTGTCCGACTTAGTGAGGACGCCGTCGAATCGCTTCCGGCCACCCTTGTTGAAGGAGTCCTTCGTGAAAACCGCTCCGCGACTTGCCAGTAGGGCGCAGTAGAAGCAGGGGTTGCCGTCGGTGACGCGGGCGTACCCGATCACCTTTCGGTCGAACTTCAAGACGTTGCCGGTGACATTGCGCCCACCGTTCATCGCCTGCCGAACCGCAGCCCCCGTACTGTTCGACAGCCCGCTGCGCATCAGCTCAGGCTCAGGGCCTGGCATCTGCTTCTTGATCTCGTAGTTCCCCTTGACCACCAGGGAAGTCGCCACATCCCCCGCTGGGAACGGGTCGAACGTGGCGATCTCCTGCCAGTCCTGCATGTCGATCACGTTGTCCGGTAGAGCCTCAACGGCCTGCTGGAACAGTGGATCGGTCAGTGACGACGGGACGAACTGCTTGCTGAAGCGGACCTCGGGAACACCCTCGGGGCGCTCCACATCGGGGATCTCCATCGGCATCGGAGGCTCGAGGGCCTGGGACGCGTAGCGGACATCCTCAGCCCACACGGCAGCGGTGCGCTGCGACTGCAGATAGGCCGTCTTGATGTGCGGCAGAACAGCTTCCGCCCACACAATCGTGGTCTTGTCCAGCTCGTTGAAGTCGACCAGATCCCACAGCGGAACGATCTTCTTGGTCATCCAGGCTGCGATGGACTCCTGGTCATCGCGATGCTGCAACGTGCGGTACGCGATGTACGCCTCAAGTGCCCGCAGCCCCTTCTGCTCCTGGGGCTGGGTCATTACTTGACCGCCGTACCGCGATCAGCTCCGGTCTTGTTGTTGACCGGGCGCTGGTTGGTCGTGCGAGTCCCGCCGCCCTTGCCCTTGGAGTTGCCGGTGGATCCGCCAGCCGGTGCCGCCGCAGCCTTCGCCTTGGCCTGAGCCTCAATGGCCTCCATGTTGACCGGAGGAGCTGCAGCTTCCTTCTTCTTGCTGTCCCACGTGAGATCGGTGGTGGTCTTGCCAACCACATCACGCAGCCACGTCGACAGATCGTCGTCGTCCAGAGCGTGCTCACGCCACGAGGTGACCTCGGACTGCTCAACGCCAGGAATCTTGTTCCAGGCAGCCCACTTCGGCACACCGAGCTGGGTGACGATCTTGCCCCACGCATCGGCGAACTGGGCCAGCGAGCGGACCTCAACGTCCTGCCACGTCACACGGGCCAGGAAGTCCTCGGCGTCGTCCTCGCGACCCTCGATCAGGGCAGCGAGACGCATGGTCTGGCCGTGAGATTCGGCCATCATGGTCTGCTTCTCGAACAGACGCTGGTAGGTCTGTCGGCGTGCGCCGTCCAGGGCATCGCCGGTCACGTTGACCACCTGGCCGAACAGGTTCGGTGGCAGCTGCATCACAGCCGCGAACGTCTCCAGGTCGGCCTTGTAGGCCTCGATGAAGCCGCCCATCTGGGTCTCATCGAGCGTGCCGAAACGGGCCTGTACATCCGAGGCAATGAGGATGTCCTCGTTGCCGATGCGGATCTTGTCCTGCTCAACACCCTCAGGGGTGTCGGCCTGCTCCAGACCAGTGGCCCAGCGGACCTTGAAGCTGTTGAAGTGCTGCACCATCAGGCGGTCGAACGCCGTCTTGTCGATGCGGGCAGCGAGGTCGATGACCGGCTCTACGTCGCTCCAGCAGCGGCCACGGAGGTCGATCTGGTTGATGTAGCGGACGAATGGCGGGACACCGTACTCGGTTTCCGTCAGCTCGCCGACGGTGAACTTGCCCTTCTCGAACGAGACCGGGAAGTAGTCACCATTCGGCAGCCACCAGCGGTAGTTGCCATTCGGTAGACGCTCGAACCCGTACTTCGGGTACTCATCCAGGTAGGCGTCCTCGTAGAGGGCGAAGAAGTCCATGGGGCTGACAGCCCGCATGACGGCCATCGTCTTTTCGGTGTCGACCGACTCAGTGACACGCACGAAGGCGTAGCCGAACGTCATGACAGCGCGGTTGATGGCCAGCTGCTGCATGCCCATCTTGTTGCGGATCCACGACTCCCACGCGGCCCCGTAGTTCTCGGGATCGCCTTCCTTGCGGTAGCCGTCCACGATCATCTGCTGTGCGAACGTCGAAATGGCAAGCGGCAGCCATGCAGTGCGGGCCATGCGCTGCAGCACGGCACGCTCAGTGTTGCGCTTCAGTGGGCGCACCTCAGGCTGCTTGCCGGTCCCCCACAGCTCCAGACGCTCCAGACGGACACGCTCCTGCGTGAACGCCGGGTACAGCTTCTTGGTCAGGTAGTCCTCGAGCTGCTTGCCCGAGAGGTTCTCAGCCGGGAATTCGACAGTGGTCTGAGGGTCGTCAGGGCAGTAGATGTCGGACTGGAAGTAGATCGTCACCAGACACGTCCCCCGCGAGGCTTGCCCTCGTATGGCTTCTTCTCCACGAAGGCTTCAGCTCGCTTCATGTTCAGGCCCCAGAGGGCGTAGGTGATGGCGCAGACGCCAGTGATGTCGACGGTCGTGTCAACGCGGGTCCAACCCCAGCCGTTGTATTCGTCCTCGCCGTCCTTGTTGTTCGAGACCTTGCCGCCGATGTTGTACTTACGACCGCCCTGAAGGCCGTCCTCAACAGTCGAATCACCAAGGTGGACAAGCGTTTCGTCCTCGACCGAGTCATAGAGGAAGCCGGTCGAGGCCATGATTTCCTTCGAGCCGAACGGGATCACCTCGATGTCGAGGGCCTCGAACTCGGGGATCAACGCGCCAGCGCGGGCACCAGACTGCACACAGACAGCCAGTGGTTCCTGCCCAGTCTTGGCCAGCCCCTTGTAGATTGCGTCGACCGCCTCGACACACCAGGACACACCAGCGCCCGACGACTCGACCTCAACCTGCTTCTTGCCGTCGGCGGTGTATCCGGCCAGGGCAATGGAAGACTTGGAGCGGTCTGGGGCGGCATCGACGGCCAGGACGATGCGGCTCGTGATCTGAGACGCTTCATCGGCGAGGTTGCGCCACTTCTCGAGATCGATCGGCATCTTGACCGAGCTGTCATGCCACAGGCCGAGACGCTCACGTGCAAATTCCTTGTCGCCCATGGAGCCACGCTCAACATTGGCGATGAACTCGATGTCCAGGCGGATACCGAGAGCCGGATTGGCCAGGTACCACTGGTCAACGTCGTCTAGGCTGCAACCCTTGTCAGCACACCACTCGAACAGGGCGATTCGCGCCTCGTGGTTCATTCCACGGTCGCGGGCGTTCATCAGAACCGCCGAGTCCTCGTTACCCGTCGAGGAGGTGTAGACAACCTGAGGGTTCTTACGAGCCGACAGGGCAGGGATGAGGGCTGCGATCATCTCGGGATCGAGGTCGTACGCCTCGTCCAGGATGACCAGATCGCCGGAGAATCCACGGATTTGGCCCTTACCACGGGCCTTGTACAGCAGACGCGCACCGCTCTTGAGGACGATGCCGACCTTGCCGTTACCGGAAAGCTTCTGCTTGACGTACTTGTCGAGGGCTGGGCAGTCCTCGATGATCTGGCACATGCGCAGGTACGACTCGTACGCGGTGTCGAAGAGGTGCGCAGTGTGGATGATCAGTCGTGTTCCGAACAGGAACAAGTGGACGATCTCCAGTGCTTCGGTGATCGCCGTCTTGCCATTCTGCCTGGGGATGAGCAGCACAGCTTCCAACGCGGCCCATTTGCGAGATTCGTTCTCGCCCACTAGGTCTCGTAGAATCAACTGCTGCCACGGATCCAGGTGGTACCCGATGGCATTCAGGAATGCGATGGCCTTATCGCCGCGTGAAAGGACATACTCAGGGCACCAGTAGTTCGGTGGAACCTGACTTCCAATGCGGACGCCAGAAGCGTCGTACCAAACACCGTCATCAGTGGTGGTACACGAATCACCAGTTGCGACCAACAATGGCCCAACCGTCCTTATCTTGAATTGCTAATCCGGCGTTGCGAACTCGGCCATCATTCGAGCGATGGGGTCGTCCTCTGCCGTACCTGCCTCGGTCTTACCGAGTTTGAGTTGTGCCAGAAGTTGGCGAAGGGTGAGCCGCTGCTGGCGGATCTCACCCAGGATTGGGTTGACCACGAGATTGATCTCGGCGACGGCCACCCCAGCGATTTGAACAGCCGTGACGATGTCGTCCGAAAGCTTCACCCATTCGGTGTTGTTCGAGGACAGCGCGCCACTCAGGCGTTCGATGATGTCTGCCGTGCGGCAGGCTTCGGCCAGGATGTAATACCCAGCCGGGTCAAACGAGTTGAGTTCAGTTACCTTCTCCCACAACTGCTTCCCCCAGGACCGGAGTCCCTTCGGCGGCTCGATTGTGGGCATTACTGATCTCCTTGAACCAGGACCAGTGCGCGTCCTGTGTGCGCTCCCAGGCCTTGATGAGGGATCGGATGCGGTAGTTCGGCTGCCTTCCGGTAGCCGCAGCTTCCACTGCGTCCTCGGCCTGTTGTGAGTAGAGATATGCAAGCTCTTCGATGTCATCGCGCAACATCGCCTGAACCTCTTCGAGAGACAGCTCCAGCCAGATCGCTGGGCAATTGTTCAGGCGCTCATAGTTGATCGATGGAGCGGGCAAGAGTGATACCTCCTGCTCCCATTTTACCAGCAAACTAGTTAGATCGACTTTCAAGCGTCCTGTAATCAGGCTGATAGCGCATTTACGCTATGTGACATGACCGCTTACGAAGACCCCTTCATGCCAGGGAGATTCACGTCGCAGTTCGATCACTGGCTGTGCGCGAAGTGGCAACCGGGCAAGCAACGCGAGGATGTCGTTCCGCCCGAAGGGATGTCGTGGTTCGTGCTACCGCCCGACGAAGACATCACATCGCCCAAAATCCAGTGGTTCCCCACCGGAAAGAAGGCGATCAAGTACCTCATGGACAAGAAGGATTTCAAGGACTTGGTCCTGAATCCCCTTACCGCCCAGCTGGACCCACTCATGGACAGGATCAAATGATCACCTACCACACGCTCGTGAACTTCACACCCGAGCCGTCCACCAACCTCGGCAGTAGCTACCGGCAGCGCGACACCCGGTCGTACGGCGTTCTCGGGATGGCCCGAAGCCTGCGCACCCGGTTCGCCAACGAGCTGAAGCGCCACAACCGTCCGCACGATGTCCGCATCCTGCGAACCACCATCGACGCCGACGGCAACGTCGAGACGAGCTGGGTCGAATGATGGAGATCCTCGCGGGCATCTGGATCCTCGGCGTTCCCATCGCAGCGATCATCGGCCTGGTTGTCGCCGCGCTGGACTCCTACGACTTCACGGACTACGTGCTCGCGGCCCTCACCGCACTCGCCGCGTCCATAGTCTGGCCACTTGCTCTCGTGGTGCTGCTCTTCTGGGCGGTGTTCGGATGAGCGCCAAGAAGGAGATCAAGTACCTCCTCGAACAGGCAGCAGAGGACATGAAGTCGGCATCCGCACGCATCAGCAAGGCTGTGGATGTTGCCGACGACAACCCCGATGCGATCTCAAACAAGCGTCGAGATCGGCTGGCCTACTACGACTCAGCTGTCTACGACCTCAAGAGCCTTTTGGAGTTCCTGTGAGCGCACAAGTCAACATCCTCGTTGAGTTCGATGGGGGCAAGCCTCACCTCGCGCTGGGCTACTACACCCAGAAGACGCGGGCATTCACCCGCAAGGGTGATGCGGTCAACTTCCGCCGCGACGGCGTCCCCCACGGGACGAAGCGAGACATCCGCATCCTCACCGTCACCATCCCCGATGACGGGCCGGTGGGAGATGGGATCTGGCCCGAGCTGGTCCCCGAAGTGGCGGTGGAGTGGTCATGAGCAACGTCAAGATGCCCGAACTCCCCGAAGGGCTCAAGTGGTCCGTCCAGCGTGAGAACTCCTGGACCACACGAGACGGGAGGGGTATCAGGGTCACCCTCGTAACCGACGGTGGAGCGAAGGCCGCTGAGCCGGTGACGATCCCCGAGCGTGAGATCAGCGACCCGTACGACCTCGGCGACCGTGTCAAGTTCGCGGCCTGCCGCATCTGGGGCAGGGTGCAGCACGACCAGAACATCGCCGCATGGATGGAGAAGCAGCCATGGCTGGACTGAAGTGGACGAACGTCTCCAAGGACAACCCCGGCTACAGCGTCTACCACGCCTCCCCCAGCCGAGATCCCCGAGTTCTCTACGTCATCCGATACAAGCGCAAGACCGAGGGCTTCGACCCCGTCGGCTGGCGAGTGTTCGTGCGACCCGAGCCGGGTGTCGCGCTGTCCACGATCTTCGTGGCCGACAGCTTCGCCGAAGCAAAAGAGTTCGTAAACGAGTGGGACAAGGTGGCAGCAGATGCGCAGTAAGACGTATTACGTGTTCGGCGGATACCTGAAGCTCAGGTGGGATCGGGCCAACAAGGTCTTCTACTTCAACTGGCAGAGGGGTCCGAGATGACGTTCTACAACATCGACGGCGGTCAAACGACCGTCGAATGGGACAAGAAGGCCAAGACGCTGCAGATCAAGTGCCCAGCTGGCACCGAGTACGGCGTCGTCAGAAGGCCCGACGGCGGGCTGATCCTCAACATCAAGGAGGGCTGACGTGGCCGTCGCTCCACACGCTCGAGAAGTGTTCCTGCGGATGTCCATCGGGCACATCCACAACTCCCAGGACTACCTGCGCCGGTTCACCGAGATGGGGCCGGAAGAGGAGCTGGAAAACGCCCTCGAGGCCCTGGACGATGCCATCCAGCACATCCAGGACTGGGCAGCAGAACGCGAGATCACCATCCGCGCCACCATGAAGACCTAGGAGATATATGACCCGCAAGTTCAAGGCACTACTCGCCAGCATCTTCCTGATCCCCGTCGGGGCCATGGTCGTCGCGTGTGACGTGGCACCTGCACCTGACCAGTCCCCCGGCAACACGGTAGGAGGCAGCCGCTTCACCGGCTGGTCGCAGCCCCACTACGTCGACCTCCCCGATGGTCGCAAGGTGCTGTGCGTCTGGGAGAGCGCCTACACCAACAACGGTGGCCCGTCGTGCGACTGGGACCACGCCAAGTGAGGCGGGCGCAACTCGTCGGGATCGGCGCGGTGATCGGCCTGATGATCGGAGCGACCGCCCTCGTCGGGTGTGACGACGTGGACAGCAAGATGCACGCCAACTACTCCGAGACGTGGATCAAGCTCCCCGATGGCCGCACCCTGTACTGCATCGACCGCAGTGGCGGCACCTCCTGCGACTGGGAGAACGCGAAATGATGAAGTTCCTCGCCTACTACGCCGCGTTCTGCTGGAGCCTCTCCATCCTGGGATTCATCCTGGCCAGCACGGTCGCCCCAGACGCTATCAACATGGCCCTCGGCGTAGGCATCGGTGCCGCAGTAACCACCGTTCTCTACGCCTTCCTCCGCGTCGAGTCGTAACCGCAAACGAAAGCCCCGACCTTAAGGCTTAAAGGTCGGGGCTTTCTTGTATGCATTGCAGTGTTGTTGAGTCACGCAAGAGTAAGGTCACGGGCTGTACGCACGAAAGACGGGAGGCCATCAGTGGCAAGACAAATGATCGTCAAGATGACCGACGACTTCGACCGAGAAACGCCAGCGGATGAAGTCATCGAATTCGGATGGGAGGGATTTGACTACATCCTCGATCTCACTACAGAGCACGCTAACGAATTCCGCGCATTCATCCAGCCCTACATAGATGTCGCTCACGGCAAGCTAAAGCAACCGAAGAGGCCTAGACGTAAGCAAGACCTACTTCCCGGCCCGGTTCCTAGTCAAGGCACAACTAGTCCGTCATCGGACCTAAAACAGAAGCGCGAACGAGGCCGACAAATTAGAGCGTGGGCGAAAGATAACGGCTACAAGGTGAGTACTCGAGGAGTCTTGCCGCTAGAGATCGAAGAGGCCTACGACAAGGCTCACGATGGCTGAGAACGAAGATGAGAGACTGGTCTCACCGAAGCATCGGATGTGCCGCGTCTTCGGCCACGCGTGGGACTACACCACTGTTCAGAAGGATGCTGGCAACTTCATTCAAGGACTCGTCTGTATTAGATGCTCCACTGAGAGATTCATGAAAATTAACGCTCGCACAGGGGAGACAAAGGGCAGTAGATACAGCTACGCTGACGGCTACCTTTTCAAAGGTGGCGGGGCCTTAACCCCGAGCGAGAGGAGCGAGCTTCGGCTTATAGAAGTGTCGGGGCACAGACCACGTCGGCGAAGGAGATCTACATGAGCAGAACAGGCTACAGTGCGACCGTGACAGCACCGTCAATAAGGGCACTCGTCATCAACAGCGATGGGTCTTACGAGGTCCGCGAAGTAGACCAGGCACCGCAATCGTTTCGCGAGATCGTCGGCGGCATGACCGAGACCGTCACGACCGATCACTGCACACTCTGGTGCAACGCAGACCACAAGGAACTCGGACTCCCCTTCAACTCCATGGCTAGCTTCCTGTGGTGGAAGCTGCAGCCCGAGATGGAAGGTGTTGACGCTCTCTACGGTCCCGTGATTGTCACCGGATTGGCCGATGAAGCAGGTGACTCAGACCCCGTCTCCGAGGCCCTCGTGGGCTTCTATGAAAACATGAACGCAATTCGCTCTGAGTGGGTCATCGAAGACCAAGATCCCGAAGCAGGGCAAACTCCGTAGCGAAGACAGCTTCTCGCTTGAGCGGGCGAGGGGGCGCGGGCCGGGTGTTAGCTGGAATACAGCTTCCATCCGGCCCGACTTCGTATCGGCAGTACTGCCGCACAGGCTTATCCATCGGCTCACCGTTGCGCCAGCGTCGATAGTGCGACGAGCACCAACCGCGACCGGCCACACGGCGCTTGCAGCCGTCAACCTTGCAAGTCGCTGCCAATTTACGTACCTGTCATCTAAGATGAGCCGTCCACATAACAGAGGGGAAGCTCATGGGACTCAAAACCGCTGTGCCGCTGGGGATTGCCGCAGCAGCCGCGCTCTTCTTCGCACCAGTCGCGCAGGCCGACGACGCCATGTTCCGCGTCGGGTCGGACATCATGCCGGGTGACTACGTCTACACCGTGACGAACTCGGGCGGATCCTGGGAGCTGTGCTCGAACACCAGCTGCCAGGTCGGCAGCGGACTCATCGACATGGACGTGATCATGGGCCAGGGGGCGAAGGGCTACCTGACTATCCCGCCATCGGCCAAATACCTGAAGATCACCGATCTCGCGCTTCGCGCCGACCACCAGTAGCCGCTCAAAACGGGCTCAGAACCCGCTCTTCCTGCATCGGGAGGGGCGGGTTTTTTGCATACAGCAAACCCCTCAACCGAGGTGCCACCAGCTGTTTTCGAGCACTCATTCGTCTCGACCAGGGAGTTTGGTTCCATCCCACCCCCCAAACCCCCCTCCCAATGGTACCACAGCAAATTGAAATCGAAGGGTCTCGGCCCAAAAGTGCCGGAGAGAGAAGGCCCGAT